CGTTTTCTCGACGGCGATACGCGCGTCGCGGGCCTCGATTCGTGCGGCATGGACGGCGGCCAGCCCTTTCTTGTCATTCACACCGCCGATCTTCAGTTCCATGTATTTCTTCAGCGCGGCCACGATGGCGTCCTGCTTGCGAAACACAGCCAACTGATCGGGAATAGTTGCTTCGGCTTCTGCTGCTGCGGTCATCGGTTAAGGCACTCCTATTTGGAATCAAACGGAACATCGGAACTCACGCCCGCCGGATCGGTCGTCGCGTTAATTCGCTCGCGGCACTCCTCCAGTGCGTCGCGCGTCCAGCAGGTCGAATCAGCGCTCGGGAATTCGCCGACAACGCCAGTGACGAATCGCGTGAAGCCTTCCCGCAGATCCTTGGGGTTCTTCGTCGTGGCCGCGAACTTCAATCGCCATGATTGCTTGAGGGCTGCCACCTCTTTGTCGGTGACTTCGTGCTCCGCGTCCTTCGGCAGCGCCCACGCGGGGAGTGCGGGAGTTTTCCACCAGTATTCGACTCCGCCTTTGTCTTTTGGAAGTTTCGCCCAGTTCCACTGGCGGCCATCCTGCCTTGTCTGTTCGGTGTCGGCTTTAACCTCGTCCATGTAGTACAGGTAGCGGCCGATGCCCCACTGCGCTCCAGCGCGCTTCATGGCCCCGCTGAATCCGCCCTTGGCCGGTTCGATGTTCGTCGGCTCGGCCACGTCCCATTTCGTGATCCACTGGTTGTCGATCCGAATGGAGATTCCCGCCGCGAAGGCGCTCTTGCCGTTGATCTCGATGATTCGTGGTTCTTCGATCTGCCAGTTCTCGGGGCCGCACACGTCGTCCAAGCGTTTCTGAATCGCGCGGGCCGTGATGTAGGCCAACACCGAGCACCAGATACCTCGCTGACCACCAACGCCGGCGCGGGACACTCGCCATTCGATGTCCTCGGCTGGGAACGGTTCGCTGAGCTTGGATAGGTTCACCGCGTTATCTCCATATCTCAAACACCCACCGCCGCCTCCGTCTCAGTGCAGCGGGCAGAGCCCATCTGACGGAGCCAGCACGATTGGCCTTATGGCGCGGCGGTGGGGCTGTTTCCTCGTGCCACGTCAAAAAGCGACTCCACGACCATCGACGCTAATCCGTTCGGCGATCTCCGCCGCATCGCCTCCAGCGCCACGTGCAGCGGATAGGGCGTGTCCTGGTCCAGTCGCCGCTCGCGACTCAACTGATCGATCTTCTCTTGCGTGTAGAGCCCGGCGCACAGCAGCTCCGCCGTGTACCCGCACTCGTTGTCGCACCACCACATCTCGCGTGACTTGTCAAAGATCACGAACATCTCAGTCGCCATCGCTAGGCACTCCCCAGAATCGCCATCGTCCGCCGATACTCCGCCTCGAATTCCTGCCGCTCGGCTTCGGTCTCAAAGCGGAAGTCGCCAATCGCCAAACCGGCCATCGCCGCTTCCCGCCCCTGACGACCGGCCTCCACGATGCCGGCGCACGTCGAGCAATGAACCGCCGTGGGAGTGCCGTCCAAAGCGTCCACGACGCAAGGCAGGCGATGGTCTTCGTAGATCAGCCTTCGCCCGCAGCGCGAGCAGCCGCACAGAATCAGCGTTTCAACGGCGCGTAGAGAACTCGCCATAGAAGCAAATCCATTTGCCCGCCATCCATGAAGGCGAGCTGTTGTCCGTGAATCGCGACAACCAAGCCCAGAGAGCAGCAGGGGCTAAAGAAGTCGCAGTCCTAATCCGTCGTTGGCTCGGCTCTGACACCTAACCAACTTTGGCAATCGTAAAAGATATGATACGAAGCCGTCAAGGGGTATTAGCCCGCCGCGGCAAATTTTCTAGAAGATTTTTCCAGTAGCGAAGACAGCGGGACTTCTAGTGCATCCGCGATTCGTGCCGCCACGTCGATGGTCGGTACCGACCTTCCGTGAATGATTCGGCTGAGATAAACGCGGGTGAGGCCTGCTTTGTCGGCCAAGGCCTGAACGCTTCCATGCTCGGCGCAGAGGGCCGCCAAGTTCCTGCGAAAGAACTCAGTGTTCGCGTGGGCCATCTCTTCCATTCCCCTATCGTAAAAGATATGCTACGCCCTGTCAAATGCGACGGGAGCCGGGTCAGAGAGGATGCGACTGCGTAGCACCCAACCGGCCCCCGCCGCGTGTTTTCAAACTAGTGCTACCTGCCATTACGGCGAGTAGTACGAAGGGCGATACGATCGGTAACTCGGCGACGAATAGCTCGGCGCGATTCGAGTTCCGGCCCGGCCCGTGTAGGGATTAAAATTTCCCTGCGTGGACCAGTTGTTGTAAAAGCTGCTGTCTGGAGCACTGCGGTAGTGCGGAGCCACGTAAGTCCCGTTCGAGCGGGTATAACCTCGAACACTGACTGGGCCGTGGGCGTCTGCAACAACACAGCAGAGCGCAACGACAAGCAGCGCTAACACAGACCGGACCATTACCACCGCCTTTCAGCTAGGGACCAAGCGAACCAGCGGCGAAGTGCCGCGTGTATCACGATTTCCGAAACCGACTGCCGCGTTTTTGTGGTGTTGTCTCAGGAAAACAGTTGCGTTTTCGCAACACCGAATTACTCTGTTTCACTCATTACCCCCTAGCGCACTAGCATCGGGAATCAACTACGGCAGCGCGCAGAATCGGAATAACAGCGACTACCGGACCCGGTTTGACGTATGGTTGTAACGAGGGATTAAGGACCGCCGAGGCGAGGTCACACGGACGCAGCAATGACAATGCACCACCTGAATAGCCGTGACTTCTGCAAATCTTTGGGACATCTGTAATAGCGTTTACTTCCCGCGCCGCCTGAAAATTCGCTCTCCGCTGACTCGCGAGCATTACCGCTACGCGCTGAATGACTTTGGCCGCTTCCTTGGCCGCCCGGCTGAGCTCGTCGATTTGAACGACGACTGCGTTACGCTTTGGCTCGGCGACATGCTCACGAAAGGCGATAGCCTGGATGAGCCGCGGAGCGTTGAAACGGCGTTGTCTCGTGTTGGCCGCGTGCTCACGCTATGGCGGTTCCTCGCTTGCCGTCGAATGGTCGATGCGTTTCCGACCGTGGAGCTGCCGCAGGCGCCGGAGCCGGAGCCGATCGCGCTAGACGAATCTCAACTGACGCGGCTCTTTGAGTCGGCGCACTGCCGGCCAGGGATGATTTGCGGCGTGCCGGCGCGCTATTGGTGGCCAGCACTGTTCGGCTTCGTTTTTTGCACGAGCGAGCGCAAGGGCGCCACCCTCGCCACGCGATGGGACTGGGTGGATCTTGATCGCGGAGTCGTCTCGATTCCGGCGAATGTACGCAAGGGCAAGAGAAAGCCGGCTGTCTATCACCTGTGGGACGAGGTGACGTGGCTACTACGCCGCATCCACGAGCCGCGGCGCGAACTCGTGTTCCCCTGGGAGAAAACGGCTGGCGCGTACTACAAGCGGTACGGGACGATTCTTGAGGACGCGCAGATTCCGAACGACCGCAAGCACAAAACACAATCGCTGCGAGTCACTCACAACACTTGGACGAAAGTGATGACCGGCCACCATTCGCCTTTGATGAGCCATAGCAGCGAGAGCACGAGCGAGCGGTTTTACGAGGACAAGCGATTCACCGCGGCCCCGCCGCCGAAGCTGTTTGTCCCCTGGCGCGTTCCGCAGCCCGACCCGCCGCGCGCCGCCTGACCCATCGGCGCCCGCGGCCGCTCATCCGGCCCGTCCGGCGCGAGTCTTTGCGCGCGAGAGAAGCACTCCAATCGCAACGAACACCGCATTGAAGACGATTCCGGCCACGACCCCCGGAAGCCAGATCCGTTGCTTATCAACACCCATCTGGTGCAGAAGCAGCGGCATCCCCAATCCCATAGACATGCCGCCAGCCGCCAGAATGCAAAATGCTCCCAGTCTTCCAGGAAAGCCCCATCGCTCGGTTGCGACCTCAATGGTGTAGAAATTAGCAAAAACGGACGCGATCCACACGGCATAGACCAGTGCGCTCATGCCCGCAAATTTAGTTCGCGGGTGAAGTGGTTGCAAGTTCACGCACGGCGTAGTGGCCGCTACGGATTGTGGTCGCACACCCATCAGGCAAGACGAGGGCGAGCGGCGGCCGGCAAATCCTCGGGAAAGCAAATCGAATGCGGCACCTGAACGGGCCTGACAATCGGAAGCGTCGTGCCATCCTCAAGCGTCTTCACGTCGCCAGTGATCTCGCAGACCGTGCCTTCTTTAATCGGTTGGTCGCTGTCGTTGAATACTTCGATCGTCATTGCGTCCTCCAACGATGGTGGGCCTTATGCCAATATTCTACCTCGGCCACAGCCCCAGCGGCCCGCAACGAGCGGGCTGGCATCCTCTGCCGCTGGTGCGCCCTACGTGCCGACGCTTCAAAGGCGTGTAAACTGTCGTCATGGCTAAGCGACGAAAGAACGAGCAGGCCGCTTCCCGGGCCGCCCAGCACGCCGATTCCACGGCAGACGCCACTGAAGAGGCAGAGGCGAGAATGGCAGCCGCCGGAGATCAGCCGCCAAAGCCAAGCCAGCACAGCGATTCCAACGCAAGCACTCATAAGAGCACGCGACCGGAGGGCACTGCTGCAGCAGCCGCTCAACTTGGCCAGCAAGAGGTGGGGAACGTCGCACCCGTCGCCGCTGGGTCTGATCCGCAGGGCGACGACACGGCCCTCGCACGCGCGAAGGAGCTTCGCGGGCAGGTGTTTGGCCGCTTGCAGGCTGACGGTCGCTGGAAGTCGTTGGGGCTGGACAAGTTACGTGACGATATGTTTCGCGAATGCCGGGCGAAGGGCATCGAGCGAGAAGCGGCCATGAGCTGGGTCTATTCCGAGCTCGACCGGCTCTATCCGCCCGTTGCGGAAGACCGCCAAAAGGCGCAAATTGCGCCTTCCGACTCCGAAAACTCAGGCAAACAGGCTGCCAGTTCTCAAGTGGCTGATTCCGGCAGGGTTCAGGGTCTCGGCGACTTGCCGCCAGGTTGGCCCGAGTTGCCGGCAAACGCGAGCCTGGCCGCAGAAATCGGCTGGGTGCAGGCCAACCGGCTGTACGTCGTCGAAGAACTGGCCGCGGGCGGGACGCGGGTGCGGCTGGATCGAGCCCACGAGCCGGCGCCTTCCCGGGCTGCGATCGGCTGGCTCGAGACGTCGATCAGGAGCTATGCCAAGTTCGTCGAGGTCGCAGCCAAGGTCTCAGGCACAGCACAGGACGAGCAGGCGCAAGTGAGGGCGGAGCGCATGCAGGTCGATGAGATTCGCTCGCTGCTGGCTGAGATGCTTTAGAGAAATACTTACGCTTTGTGCCAGATCGTGGGTGTACTGGCCTCTGCGCGTGCGACAGACTTACGCTATTGGTTAAAAGCGTGGGTCTGCCGGGAAATCGTGTCCGCCCGGAAATCGAACCAGACCGGGCCGGCTCGCCGGGGGGCCCACCACGATTATCCCTTCCCCATGCACCTCCATTTTCCCTGTTAAGATGGGCAACCTCATGTCCAGCACCGCTCCCATGCACAACAAAGGCCGGCGGCTTCCTCCCGAGGTTCTCACCAAGGAAGAGGTTCAGTCGCTGATGGACGCTTGTTCGAAGCGGGCTCCCACCGGGAAGCGGGATCGGGCGATCATTTGCCTGCTCTGGAGAGGGCAACTCAGGATCAGCGAGGCCCTGAAGCTGAAGCCGGCGGACGTGGACCTTCAGACGGGGACGGTAAAGGTGCTCGGGGGGAAGGGCGGGAAGTTTCGGACGGTGGGAATCGATTCGAAGTGCTGTGCGGTCGTCGGAGTCTGGCTCGAAGCCCGGGCGAAGCTGGGGGTCAATGGCCATCAGCCGCTGTTCTGCACACTGAGGGGCGGCCGGATCGACAGCGCCCAAATCAGGGAGAAGCTGCCCAAGCTTGGTGAGAAGGCGGGAATCACCAAGCGGGTCCACGCCCATGGTCTCAGGCATACCGGGGCGTCGGAACTTGTCGAGGAAGGGGCTTCGCTGTTAGAAATCCAGGAACAACTCGGTCATTCCAATGCGGCCACGACGGACAGGTATCTCAAGCAGATCAACCCCAAAGCGCGGCTGGAGCGAATGAGAAGCCGGGAGTGGTGATGACGCCCTACTACGACCTTTACCCGAAAGACCAGATCGAGAACCTGAAGTGGCGAATTCGCTGCCGGGAGCGAGCGCTGGTTGATCTGAGGTTTCGGGCGGCGATCTATCAGGCGTGCATGGAGGACGTGCTGTTCTGGATGGCCTTCGCCTGCTGGTCGTTTGAACCGCGGGCGAAGGTGAAGGTCAGGCCGTTCATCCCCTGGCCCCACCAGGAGCGCGTCTTCGTCAAGATCGACCAGGCCGTCGATGAGGCCGAGCGGAAGGAAATGTCGATCGACGTGATCGTGGACAAGGCCCGCGCCCAAGGCGGGACGTTCGGCTATCTGTGGATCGACCTGCGCAGATGGCTCCGCGACCCGATGTTCTCCGCGGGCTACGTGACAAGGAACGAATCGCTGGTCGACTCCAAGACCGACCCCGACACGTTGTTCTGGAAGCTCGACTGGGCGCTCAATCGCTTGCCCTTCTGGATGGCCCCCAAAGGCTTCGACTGGAAACAGCATCGCAGTTACACGAACCACTCGCTCTTGAATCCGCAGACCGGCGGTTCGCTCGTGGGCTACGCCGCCGGCCAGGACGCGGGGACCGGCGGCCGCAAGACGGTGTTCACGGTGGACGAAGCCGGCGCGCGGGATTTCGTCAGCGGTGGAAAGGATGAAGCAATTCAAGAGAGCCTCCATGACGTCACGAATTGCTTGCGCATGGTCTCGGCCCGTTACGTCGATAGCGGAGTCTTCCATGAAGCCTGCGAGAACCCTGACACTTCGAAGAGCAGCGTCTATCTGGTTCTCGATTGGAAGGACAATCCGATTCACGGGAAGAATTCTTATGTGGTGCGCGACGGGCAGGCCGAAGCTGTTCGCAAGGACGATCAGCCGGCTGTGGACGCTTACCACCAAGAGAATCCGGACCTGAAAGCGCGCCTCGAACGCAAGGGGTTCAAGTTCGAGGCGCGAGTTCGCAGCCCGTGGTACGACATGCGCTGCCTGCGGCCGACGAGCACGCCACGCCTGATCGCTTCGCAGCTCGACCGCGATCCCCGCGGCGCCGTTGGAAAGGTGTTCGCTTCCGACCTGCTCGATCGAATGAAGCGGGAGAAGGTCAAGTCGCCGGTTTGGCAGGGTCAGCCTGTCTTCGATTCCGAGACCTACAAGCTGAAAGGGCTTCTCACCAGGGACGACGGGCCGCTGAAGCTATGGTTCAAGCCCGGAATCGACAACTCCTGCCCGCTGGGTCCGTTCACCGTTGGCTGTGACATGGCCGCCGGTTCGGACGGGGCGTACGCCTCCAATTCGGTCGCGAGCATCCTTGACGACCGCACGGGTGAACAGGTCGGTGAATACGCGATCAAGGGCATGGAGCTGATTAAGTTCGCACGGGTGGTCGTTGGTTTATGCCTCTGGCTCAGAAACGCTTACCTGGGCTGGGAAGATTCCGGCATGGCCGCGCCCTTCGCGAAGGAGATCATGGAGATGATCTGCTACGGAAACGTCTTCTATCGCGAAGTGCCGGAGATCGGCTCACGAAGGAAGTCCCGCAAGGCCGGCTGGTCGAATCGCAGCAACGAGGACAAAGCGGATCTGTTCGAGAAGCTGGCCCTGGCGATGGAGACCGGCGACCTGACGGTTCGCTCCGAAGACGCGCTTCGCGAGTGCAACGAATACGAGTGGGAGAAGGGCAAGATCATTCACGCCCCCACGAAAAACCGGGGTGCAGTGGAGACGAATCACGGCGACCGGGTAATCGCTCTGGGCGTGGCCTGGCTGGTCTATTCTTCGGACAACACCCCCAGCAAGATTGACACGAGCGAAGAAACGGGGGAAACTCCTGAATACGGCAGCTTCCTGTGGCGCGAGCAGCAGGAGCGGGTTCGGGCGAACCCTGCGGGGCCGGAATTTGGGATTCGGGATGTGCTGTGTTATTGACGCGGCTGGCGAGGCCGGGCCTCGATCAGGTTCATTGCCTGACGAATGCGGGTTTGACTCCCGTGGCCGCCACTTCACTCGGAGGTAAAACCCGATGGACGAAAAGATCGACAGAGCGATTGAGAATTTGCTGGCGATGATTCGACCGAATGTCAAGGCGGACGACGCTCAGAAATTCTCGCAGGCGGCGCAGAACCTGGCTCACGTCAAGGGAGCGTTCGCCGCAATAACGGAGAACAAGTCGAGGAAGCAAGGGGCCGGCGCTTAAGCGGCGTCGGCAGCAAAGGCATAAGCGGAGTAGCTACCGCTGAGGTGCCTCAACATCGCAGCCTTTGAGGGGGCCGCGCCGTGACCGGCGTTGGCCCCTTCTTTCTTTTGGCGAGCGATGTTCGATCTAGCAAACGACGAGAAGCGCGGCCGGCTGCTCAAGGCGATCAAGTCGTCGCGTGACGCCCTGGAGCCGTTTCGCCGGGTTCGCAAGGAACTCATCCGCGATTACGTCGGTTCGTGGTACGCGGAAGGCGGCGCGCGGAATAAAACGCTCGTCAACCTGATGAACCAGACGGCGCGCATCTACACGGTGGCGCTGGCCGCGAACAACCCGCAAGTGCTCGTCTCGACTCCGCGCGTTGAGAACCTGCCGTTCTCCCGCCGCTTCGAGGTCAACCTGAACAAGCTGATCTCGGACATGGCACTGGACCAGACGTTCCGGGCGATCGTGCTCGACGCTTTCTTCTGCATCGGCTGCGCGGTCGTGATGATGCGCGACACCGACACTCGCTTTCACGGGCTCCTGGAATCCGAAGAGGACGTGTGGCTCGATCCGGGAGAGCCGTGGCTGAACCGGGTTTCGCTCGACGATCTGATTCTGGATATGCCCGCCCGAGAGCTCACGAAGATGCGCTACTGCGGGCATCGCTACCGGGCGGATTACGAGAAGGTCATGGACGAGCCGGGCTATTCCAAGAAGGTCAAGGACAAGCTCAAGCCGGCCAGCCGCGAACATCACGATCAGAGCGGGGCCGTGCGTGACATCGCTTCCGAGCATGGCCAGGCTCAGGACGACGACCTGAAGGACATGATCTGGCTTCAGGACATTTGGATCGCGGAGAACAAGTCGGTCGTCACGATGGCCTGCGACCAGGACTTGGAGCCGCTCATCGAACGGGAGTGGACCGGCTCGCAGGCGGGGCCGTACAAGTTCCTGTCGCTGGGCGACACTCCTGACAATGTGATCCCCACCTCGCCGGCAGTGAATCTCAAGGGGATGCACGATCTGCAGAATCGCCTTCACAAACGGATGGAGGAAGATTCTGACGCGCATCGCATCGTCAATGTTTACAACCCGGCGGGAGCCGAAGACGCGGAGAAGATTCGCACTGCCGCGCGCAATTCCTGGCATCGGATGAACGATCCCAATGCGGTCAATCAGGTCGAAGTCGGCGGCATCGACCAGCGTGACATGGCGCTGGCGACGTTCATTCAGGACGAATACGACCGCCTCGCCGGGAACCTGCAAGCGATGGGCGGTCTGGGCCCGCAGGCTGCGACATTGGGGCAGGAGGAACTGGTCCACGGCCAGCTTTCGCGAAACGTCGCCGACATGCGCATGTCCGTCGTCTCGTTCGCTTCGGACTGCATCCTCGATCTCGGACGCCTCATGTGGGAGGACCAAACTCTTGAGCTTCAGTCGTCGATGCCCGTTGGAAACAGTGGAATCCAGGTGTCCTCGAACTGGACGCCTGATCTACGCGTGGGTGCGTTTGAAGACTACGAGTTCCGCGTTGAGCCCTACTCGATGGTCTTCAAGACTCCCGAGCAGAAACTTCAGGAGTTATTCCAAACCCTCCAACAGATTGCACCTCTTTGGCCGATGTTCCAGGCGTCTGGGGCGACACTGGACGCAGAAGCAATCGTCGATGAGATCGCGCGACTCAAGAACCGGCCGGAGTTCAAGCGGTTCATCACGTTCGCCAACCCGGCGATGATGCTCGGCGGCGATCAGAACACGGTGAAGCAGTCGCCAGTCACTTCACGAGAGACCGTGCGGCGGAACATCAGCACTGGCGGAACGCAGGAATCGCGCTCGGCGACCATGATCCAGTCGCTCCTTGGTGGAAAGTCTTCCGGGGTCAACGGCCAGCAGGCAAAAGCCATGTCACGGAGGCCGGCATGAGCAAGACCGTTTACACGCTGAACGGCCGCGAAGTCACCGCGGAGGAATTCCGCGCCGGCGCCAAGTCGGACTGGCTCGACGGTCCCCCGATGACGGCGAACACGTACACCGCGCACGACCCGCTCGTTTCGGACGGACTGGGCTGCATGAAATCGCAGGTTCCAGAACTGCGGAAAACGATTCGCCGGCACAACATTCAGGGCGTGGCGGTCAAAGACAACGGGCAACTCGAAATCACCAGCCGCCGCGGGCGCAAGGAACTGCTGGCGGTTCGCGGGTTGGTGGATTCGGACGCCGGGTACTCAGACTAGGAGAGTGATCAATGAACGAGCGAATGCTGAAGTGGTTTGAATACACCCACCTTCCCGCGCACCTTCAGGAGGTGTCGAAGCCGTTTGGTGAGTTGGCCGCCAGCCTGTGTGCCAGCGTGGAGGCTGGGCCAGAGAGGACCGTGGCCTTGAGGAAGTTGCTTGAGGCAAAGGATGCGGCCGTGCGGGCCAAGCTAAACCCTGGTGGATGATGTGCGAGCACTTAAATTTTGAAGCCGAGGTCGATGTCAACCGCATCACCTCCGAAGAGGGCGGCGATCCTTATCGCTGGATGGCCGATGTGCGCATCAAGTGCGCCGACTGTGGCGTGCCAATGAGGTTTATCGGACTTCCTCACGGGCTGGACTTGAACAGCCCATGCGTTGCTGTCAACGCCGAAGAGGCTCGCATGCCGATTGCGCCGCGCGGTCATGTCCTTTCAGGGCTAGAGGGCGGATGCCGGGTTGGCTTCTCAGTCAGAAAGAGATAATTCGATGGCACTCGAAGAACTTACCGCCGACAGCACGACCGAAGACGTGAAGGAGTACGCCGAGCAGGTCGTCAAGGAAGTGGAAGCGGATCGCGCCGGAGAAGAGAAGGGCGACGCCCGGATCACTTCCGAGCACGCCGACAACGAACACAAGCCCGAAGGGGCCAAAGAAACACTCGCCGAGAAAAAGTCCGGCGATGAAGCCGCCGAGGAAGGCGAGAAAGCCGGTGAGGAGTCCTGGTTAGACGCGGGACTAAAAGCCGAGGCAGCCGCGATTGGTCTTGAGGAATCGGAGCTTGCCGATTTCGCCAGCCGCGAGGAGTTGGAACGGGCGCTGCGACTTTTCGACAAGAAGGCACTCGAAGCGGGACGCAAGGCGCTGGCTGAGTCGGAAGACGACAAAGGCCAGCCTCGCAACGAGAGGGGCCAGTTCGAGAAGAAGCCCAAGGCCGACCAAAAGCCTGAAGAGGCAAAGGACGGACGGTTTGAGATCAGTCCGAAGTTCAAGGAGGCGTACGACGAGGACATCGTGGGTGAACTCACGCGATTGCGTGACCACTACGAAACTCGCTTGGACGCTTATGAAGCGCGGTTCGCCGCGCTCGACGAGCGCCTCGCCGCCGCCGACGCCGCGGCGGAGGAGAGGCACTTCGACAGCCTGGTGGATTCGCTCGGTCATGCCGACCTGTTCGGGAAGACCGATGCGGAGGACGCCAAGCAGCTTCAGCGGCGGAAAGACCTGCATGTTGCGGTGAAAGCCCAACTGATCGGTCTGGCGCAACTGGGACGGCCGACTGAACTCAATGAATCGCTAGTCAACCGCGTGGCCCGCATGGTCTTCGCGGAAGATCTCGGCAAGAAAGACCTCAAAAACAGAACCCGCAAGATTTCCAGGCAGAGCAACGGACGGCAGGGCGGCGGGGCGACTCGCCCGCAAGACCCGCGGGAAGACCCACGGGACGAAGCCGATCGGCTCTACAGGGAACTTGCCGGGGCATAGTTAAAGGACCCGCTTCATGGCACTCGGCATTGAACAGATTGATGACTTTGTAGCCTCGATTCACCAGAAGTTTGCCGGTGAGAACAGGCTGGCGGCGCAGGACATTTCCCTGCCGCTGCAAAGCTACAAGTACGCATCGCGGCTGTTCGACAAGAACATTGCGAAGGACACGATGTCTACGTCGCAGTGCAAGTGGAAACTCAAGGTGCGGACCAACGACAATTTTCAGGTCGTCGGGCTGTACCACCGCGATTCCTCGAACCGCGTGAACGTCCTCGACGAAGGCTCGCTGAAGTGGGGTCTGACGACCAACAACTACCACTACGACATCGACGAGGAGATTTTCCGCACCGGCGGCCGGCAGATTTACGACTACATGGAGTCGCTGGAGCGCGACCTGATGACGTCGTTCTACACCGGCATGGAAGACCTGATGTTCGGGCCTGGTCCTTCCAGCCCGACACAATCGCCCTTCCCGCCCGTCTCGCTGCTGTGGTGGATCACTGCCACGGACGACAGCACGACGGAGAACAACTCCGAAGAGGGCTTCGACGGATTCGAGCCCGTGGGCTGGGGGTCGAACGGCGTCGGCGGGATTTCCTGTGCGACCTATGACCAGTGGCGGAACCGCACGTTCCCCTACACGGTCGTTGATCGCGACGACTTCGTGGAGAAGGTCATCAACTCGATGGACCTCTGTCAATTCGAGCCCCCGGTCCAGCGTCCCGACATCGTGGCGCAGGGCAAGCCGAACTGGGAGCTGTTGACCACGCATTCGCGATTGGCTCAAGCGCGTCGCTTGCTTCAATTGGGCAACGACAATATCGGCGATGACATGGCGGCGCACAGCGGATCGGTTTACATCCGTGGCGTTCCTCTGAACTGGGTTCCCGCTTGGACGAACGCCTCTTCGGAAAACGCCCGCACGGACGGGATCATCCTGGGCGTCAACTGGGCGACGTTCAAGTGCTATCGCGCTGCGGGCCGCGTGATGCGGAAGCGCAAGGCATTCCAGCACCCCGAGATGAGCAACGTCCGCGTCCGCTGCATGGACGACTCGGTGCAACTCGTGTGCTTCAACCGCCGGGCCAACTTCCGCGGCTACTGCACCGCAACCGTGACCGAAACCGCGTAGCCGTACTCCTGAAGTACGGCCGTAGCGTCGTAAAAAGGGGCGCGACGGAAAACAAGAGCCCCATTTTACTTCAGGGAAAACGCCCACCCTTGGCTGGGACACTCCCGCTAACCAAAAGGAATGAACGATGCTTCTGACGTTCGACGATTTCGATTCCAGACTTCCTTCCGGTCGTCTGTGGAGGAGTTTTGCGCCGCCGGCTTCGATGGGGCCACTCGGCACTCATTGGACGACTCCCAGCGGGAATCCCGCCTTCGGGTTTTTTGACAACTTCCATTCGTTCCAGGCTTCGACACTGGAAGGACCGTACCTGATCCTGGAGTCTGCCGGCTGCACGGTCGAGCAGATCGCCGACACGGCGACCGAGAAGGGACTTGTTCAGTTGGCCCTCGACGGGAACGCCGACAACGACGAAGCGGTCCTCCAGTGGGGTCGCGGGCTCGCAGCCCCGTTCAAGCTGGCGGACAAAGACCTCGTGTTCGAAGCCCGGTTCAGCCTGTCGGCGATCACGGCGGCGAAGTGGGACATCGGACTCGGCCTCGGGGAAGTGAGTATGGGCGCCACTGACGGCCTGTTCACGGATGGCGGGGCCTTGGCCGACAAGAACTTCCTTGGCCTCGTCCATTTGGCCGCTGAAGGAGCGGCCTTTCACGGGGCTTACAAGGCGGATGGACAGACGTACCAGGACGGTGCGACGAAGACGAAGCTGAACGACATCGCGACGTGCGTGGCCAACACGTACATCAGGATGGGCTTCCGCTTCCGCGCCCACCCGAAGAAGGTTGAGTGGTTCGTGGACGGCGTGCTCCCCGGAGGAAACCTCGCCCCGGCGCGTCTGACCGCGGCGGAGATTGACGCGGCGACGTTCCCCGGTGACGTACTCCTGGCGCCGATCATCGGAGCCAAGGCGCAGTCCGCGGACACGGCACTGAACCTGAAACTCGACTGGTGGGGCGCAGCGCAGCTCCTGTAGTCATTGGATAGTAAATCACCTCCGCGGAGCATAATTCCGCGGAGATACTCTGCCTTGCACCGCGGGATAAACTATGGGACCGCTGCTTTACGACCGCGTTAAAGAGACCACTACCACGACAGGCACGGGCACACTGACCTTGGCCGGCGCGGCGAGCGGCTTCCGTGATTTCAGCGTCGTCGGCAATGGCAACACCTGCTTCTACACAATCGTCGGCGGGACGGAGTGGGAAGTCGGAATTGGCACATACACCGCGAGCGGTACGACGCTCGCCCGCACGACGATTCTGGCCAGCAGCAATGCGGGCGCGGCGGTGAACCTGTCCGCGGGAACCAAGGACGTGTTTCTCACGCTGCCGGCTGATTTTGCCGCCCAGTATCTTCATCCCACGAACACGGTCGCCAACATGGCTGCCGCTCAGGCGGGCCGCCTCCTGCTCCCAAGCAACGGTTTCAGCATCTACCGCGACACAGGTTCCGCCCTCGTCCCGTGGGGGCCTATCTTCCCGTTCACCGCGCCAGTCAGTGGTGACTTCGCCTGGATCAACCAGGACTCGGCCACCATCGACACGACGAACGGCGGCGTTCACCTTTCAAACGACTCAAACGGAGGAACTTACGGCCTTAACATCCGCAAGAAGGCAGCCCCTGCGACTCCCTACACGATTACAGCCTGCTTTCGCTTTCACGATGACGCGCCTGCACTCGGGCTGTCCCACTGCGGGCTTTGCTTTCGCCAGTCGTCGGACGGCAAGGTTGTAGCCGTAGGCCCAGCGCCTGGTGGCGCTGGCGCTGATTTTTATTTCTGGAATAAGAAGATGACTAACGCGACGACGTTCAGCGCCGCGTACAGCACATCAAATTCTAAAGGGCTAATAGCGGGACTCTATTGGCTGAGAATTGGGGACGATGGGACAAATCGAAAGACGTGGGTGTCCTGCGATGGGCAGCATTGGCTCCAGCAGCACAGCATCGGTCGGACGGACTTTTTGACGGCCGATGAGGTTGGGTTTTTTATTGATCCATTTGGTTCAGCAATTGGCATGACGCTGCTCAGTTGGAAGGAAGAGTGATGGCTAAGTTTTTCCAGGTCGCTGGTCAATCAATCGGGCTTTTGCGCACCGATTTTGAGGAATCGCTTCAGCCGGTCCCCGGTGGCGCTGCCGTGGTCCCGTTCGACGCCGAGACAAATGCGGCCCTGCTGAGCGATTTCGACCGCAACCACAACGCCTATGCAATTGCCGGTGGGCAGTTACAGAAGAACGGCGTAAACGTCGCGGTTCAATCTGACGGGCAGCCCAAGCAGGACCGCGACGGACTCCTAAACGCAGCCGATAACGCGGTGGCCACGAACGGCACCTATCTGGCAATCAGCAATCCTACGAACGCGCAGGTGGCGGCTCAAGTGAGGGCACTCACCCAGCAAAACAACCGAATCATCCCGCTTCTCGTCCGCCTAATTCGCAAAGTCCTATAGGAGCAGAGCATGGCCAGGTTTCGAGCCAACGCAGCCGGCGACATTACACAATTCTTCGCCAACTACATCGAGGAAAAACAAAACCTAGTGCCGCCAGCGGGCACAGCGTACGAACTGCAATTTGATGAGCTGACCAATGCCGGCCTGATTGCCGCCTACAACACGAATAGCGCTCAGTTCCGCATGGACGGCGGGACACTTACTCAAAATGGCATTGCTGCAACAGTCAACCCTGATGCCCTGTTTTACGCTGCGTTCCGAAATCGGGCTGACATGCTGAGCAAGATCAATGAGACGAATGACCCGTTCACGCGGGAGGAGGTTGCACGGTTTGCTGCCGTCGCCTTTCGCATCGCTGGCCTGGATTAGTGGGATTCGAGACCGGCGGTTGATAGAGCGACTACTGGCGTGGATGCACACCGACGATGGCAGGGGAGCCATCAGCGAAAACCCTATAAGCGGCTGACATGCTTGGTTTTGGTGCAATTTCCGAACTGCCGATCAGCGCCCTGCCAGCGGCTGGTGGTTCGTCGCCGTCATCATCGCCATCCCTCAGCCCGTCAACGAGCGCCAGCAGCAGCCCCTCTTCCAGCCCTTCGGCTTCGGCTAGTGCGTCTCCGTCAGCGTCTCCATCCGCATCGCCAAGCAGTTCCCTTTCAAGCTCACCGTCCGCATCGCCGTCCCCTTCCTCCTCGCCCAGCGCTTCACCAAGCGCTTCGGCCAGCGCCACGCCAAGCTCCTCGCCATCGGCGAGCGCCTCCGCCTCACCGAGCGTCAGCGTAAGCAGTTCTCCATCGACATCGCCTTCGAGCTCAGCATCCGCCTCGCCGTCCACGTCGCCATCCGCCAGCGCCTCGGCATCGCCAAGCGCATCTGTTAGCTCCTCGCCTTCGGCGTCGGTGTCGGGAACGCCGTCCAGTTCGCCTTCCGCCAGCGTCAGCGCATCGCCGAGCACCAGTCCCAGCGCATCCGTATCGTCCTCGCCGTCAGCCAGCCCTTCGCCGTCGTTTAGTATCTCGACTTCCCCCAGCACGAGCCCCAGCGGCGAAGGGGCGGTCATCATTGTCGAGGGGCGGTGTTTCACTCGCGGTCCGCCCGGCGTGAACGTGGATAGTTCGCGTGAGATCAGAGTGGTTCCCGTCTCGGTCGGCAGTTTTACCTACACGTTCGAGGAAACAGAGGTTAGCTGATGCCCGTTTCACGAACCATCTCGCAGACGTTCAAGGTCGGCAGCACGCCCACCAACGTCACGTCGGCCAAGCTGTCTGATCCCACGGGCACGTTCGGCATCAAGCGCAACGACACCAGTGCGATGGTCGTGGCCGATGGCACGAACATGACCAACAGCGCCACGGGCGTTTACGAGTACACGTTCTCAGCAGAGTACGGCGTCGCCTACACGGCGTACATCGAATTCGTCTATGACGGCGACACGATCTACATCGAGTTCGACCTTCCGGCGGTCTCCGACGACTTCGGGATGGTCGCCAGCTACAACAGCCTGCTCGAGCGTGTTGGGCATGAACTGTTCGGCATCCGTAGCGGGTTCACGGCCGACCAGCTCGTGGACATTCTCCAGTGCATTCGGGACGGATTGCATTACGTTTACACGGCGCACGACTGGTCCTTCTTCAAACCGACCAAAGACATCACGACGACCGCGCCTTACGCCACGGGAACGGTCACGATCGCTGCCGGTGTGGTGACGCTCACGGGCGGCACATTCCCAAGCTGGGCGGCCGATGGAATTCTCAAGGTCAGCAATAGCTACTATTCCGTCGCCACCCGAAATGGAAACACGCAAATCACGCTCGACGATACTTCGGTCACGGTGGCCTCGGCCAGTGCTTTTCAGCTTGGCAGGCCGGAAATCGAGCTTCCCGCTGCGTTCGAGGCCATCGCGAACGACAGCGACTTGACCTACTACCCGGATCAAAACAACCTCTATCCGCCAGTGCGGCAGCGGCATGACAGGGCGATTCGGACATGGCAGCAGGACAATCCGTACTACGACCGGCCCGTTTTCTATTCCGTGCGCACGGTTGAATTCGACCCGACGACAGGATCGCGGAAGCGATTGGCGCTCCATCCCACGCCGGACGCGGCCTACGTCCTGAGAGTCCCGATGATCTTGCGTCCCACGATGATCGACGCCACGAACCAGTACCCGGTGGGTGGCGAGACGCTGGCGCAACTCATCGTCGAAGCGTGCCTGTCGGCTGTTGAACTCGACTTCTACGAGAAGACAGACGGCCGGCACACGCAAATGTTTCAGGCGATGCTACCCCTGGCGATCCGGGCTGATCTGGACAAGTCCGCCCCAACCAGTTTGGGACCGGACAGGGGAGGGAGATCACGAGTGTTCGATTCGGAATACTGGGCGCGGTCTGCAAGGATCGGCAGCCTGACCCTCGACGGAGACAATCTCTGATGCTTCACAAACTGACAACAGCGATCACGACCGACAGCGGCGGCGATGCCACGGTGTACCTCGGATCGAAGATTCGCGGTCGATTGGTGGCCATTATCTACCGGCCAGGAACGCTCGACACGGGAGCGGATCTGGCGATCACCGGAGAAACGTCAGGCATTCCCATCCTCACGAAGGCCAACGCGGGGACGAGCAATGCGTTCTTCTACCCGCGGGCGATTCCCCATAAGGTCGCGGATGGGGCAGCGTTCACCGACCTGGCGGAAATGATTCCCGTTGTCGGCGAGCGAATCAAGGTGGTCGTCGCCCAGGGTGGCAACGCGCTGACTGGCTCGATCGAGGCGATTATCGACTCGGACGATTAAGTGTCTTTCCTCTTCCTTGCCAAAAGGATGTTCCTATGTCCCATCGAATCCACTCCGACTTGCTCCGCGTTCCAAAGTCGATGCCCGACCCCGGCAACGGCGGAACGATTCGCGTCACGGAAGACCTCCAGATCCTGGAGATGGTCTCCACTGCGGCCGAGACGCGCACGCTCAAGGCTCCCACTAAGCCGGGAATCCGCTTCGTCCTCCGCCTGATGACTGACGGCGGGGACGTGGTTGTAACCGCCGAGAACGGCTTCAACGTCGCTGGCGAGACGCAGGCCCGGTTTGCCGATGCGAGCGATTTACTGCAGCTCGTGTCTGTGGAGTACACCGCACCAACGGCCACAGCCCCGGCAACGTACCGCTGGGAGGTCATGGAGGGCAATACGGGCGTCACGATCTCCGCGTAGCTTCTGGGCCAAGCCCTGTTCCTCTTTCCGAAAGGACTGTTCCTATGTCAATGTCTCCGCATCGCATCCATCACGACCTTTATCGCGGCCCGAAGATTCTCACCGACCCCGGGAGCGGCAAAATCATTCGCCCCAACGGCGACTTGCTGATCTGTGAGATGGTGTCAGGCGGTTCCGCGGAAACCCGGACGCTGGCGAATCCCACCAAGCCGGGCATTCGATTCGTCCTCCGCCTAAAGACGGACGGCGGCGGGGATGTCGTGGTCACGGCGCCGGCCGGGCTGAACGTCGCGCTGGAAACCCAGGCCACGTTTGCCGACGCCAGCGATTTCCTGTCGCTGATCTCCGTGACGATCTCCGCCGGCTCGTACCGTTGGGAAGTCCTGGAGGGCAACGTCGGCACGGTGATTTCTTCCGCGTCGCCGTCGAGCAGCCCGTCCACGAGCCCATCAGCATCGACGTCGAGTTCGCCATCGGCCTCGACGTCGAGCTCTCCATCGGCGTCAACGTCGAGTTCTCCATCGAGTTCGCCTTCCGCGACGTAGCCCATGTCCGACCTGACCATCATTTTCCTGACGCTGAACGCCCTTCCATCCAGGTGGGAGAAATTCCATCTGGAGCATCTGCTGCGCGCAGCGGACGGCAGGCCGATGGTGGTCATTTCCAGGGAGAAGATGGAGCTGGACCGGCCTGGGACGACCTACCTGATTCAGGAGGGTCCGTTCTGCGCGTGGAACGTGTACCGGCAATTGCTGCGCGGAGCGAAGCTGGCAGAAACGAAGTACGTGGCCGTGGCGGAGGACGACACGCTCTACCCGGCCAGGCACTTCAACGACTTCCGGCCACCGGACGACGCGGTGGCCTACGACATGTCGCGGTGGAGCGTTTTTTCATGGGCGCAGCGGCCGTTCTTCTCGGCGATTCGCAAGCACGGCAACTTCACGATGATCGGCCCGCGGCAGTTGGTGATCGACGCTTTAGAAGAGCGCGAAAGAAAGTACCCGAGCGGCAAGGATTACACCGGGGAGATCGGCCGGCGGGAGGTCGAGAAGATACTTGGGGTGACTCGGCGGAATTTGGTCGAGTGGTGGTGCATCGAACCGATGGTGAACCTGTGCCATCCCCAGGGACTTTCCCCCACGTACATCAATACTCCGGGGCTGGAACGAAAGCCAGGCGAATTGAAAGCGTGGGACATTCCGGTCTGGGGAAAAGCCTCGGACATCACGGCCATTTACAACCAGGGAGTAGCGGATGCTCGATCTGCGCAAGCACCTTGAGAGGCACTTTCGCTTCATCGGCGGACTGGACAATCTCCCGCTGTTGGCGACGCCACATTCCCGTCGCGAGGGCGGGCGAGTGGCGCTGGCGCGAACGATGCGAGACATGGGTCTGGTCAAGGCCGCGGAGATCGGCTGCCGCTACGGGGCTTCGGCGAAGCTCTGGCGCGAGCACATTCCCGATCTGGACATCACCTGCATCGACCCGTACCGCGCCTATCATCGGGTGTCTCAGGCCCGGCAGGACTTGATCTACGCCGGCGCGCAGGGGAACGCCTCGCAGTACGGGTTCAAAATTCTGCGCAAGCCCAGCCTGGAAGCCGTGGACGACTTCGCTGACGGCTCGCTCGATTGGGTCCATATCGACGGGGATCATTCATTCGACGCCGCCGTGCAGGACGTCATCCGCTGGGCGCCGAAGGTCCGCGAAGGCGGACTGGTGCTAGTTCACGATTACTGCGCGTTCGGAATGTCAGGCGTCATTCCAGCGATCGACGCCTATACGCACTGCCATTGGATCGACCCGTGGTACGTGACGCGCGACATGGAGCCAACCGCGTTCTGGCAGCGTGGAGCGGAAAGGGCGGGGCTGGGCTCATGAGGACACCGATCGGCAAACTGTGTGAATGTGGCTGCGGAAAGCCTGCACCGATCGCCCCGTTCTCGAACAAGAAGCGGGGCTGGGTGAGGGGGCAGCCGCTGCGGTTCGTTCGCGGCCACAACCAAGTGGCGAACAGGTATCGCTTCACTGCGGAAGACCATGCCAACGGCGGCAAGCGAGGCTACAGGTATTCCGATGAGCACAGGCAGCGGATTCGGGAGGCCAAGGCGGCTCGCGGCTTCAAAGGGCCAACATACGGAAAGAAGCAGTCCCCCGAAACAAAGGCGAAACGGAGGGTAATTGCCATCAGTGACGCACATTGCCTGCACTTCCCGAACAGGACCGATGAGGAATCCGCCAACTGGAAGGGAGGCAAAGAGCAGTATCAAAAGCGACGGGCTCTGAAGCGAGACGATTACACATGCCAAGTGTGCGGACTTCGGGATGAGGAAATCGCCTGCGTTGACCACATCAAGCCGAAGGCGATCTACCCGGAATTACGGGAAGATCTGAGCAACATGCAGACGCTTTGCCCCAACTGCCACGCCAGAAAGACCATCCGAGAGAAGAAGGAAATCTTCAGGATCAAGAGGGAGAGGAAGTCCCTATGCGGTTAAGCATTGTAATTCCGTGCCTCAACAGCCACGAGGTCGTACGCCGGCAACTGCTGCACTTCTATCGCATCGGACTGCCCGGAGACACCGAGTTGATCCTGGTGGATGACGGGAGCGACCCGCCAATCGAGAACGACTTCTCCCGCCTGGCGAGGATTCACCGGACGAACGACAAGCGACCCTGGACCTGGGCGCTGGCCCGGAACGCCGGGGCTCGGATGGCGACCGGCGATTATCTCCTCATGTTCGACCTGGACCACATCGCCGACCGCAATCTGCTGGACTTCGTGAGAGGGTTCAAGGGCCTCAAGGTGCAGTTCACGCGGGAGTTCGGAATTCTGGACGAGTTTGGCAGGCTGACGCAGGACCGGGACGTGCTGGCGGAGTACGGTCTTCCAAAGCACAGCAGTCTCAAGCTCGGCCCGCTGCCGAACAACTTTGCCATGCGGCGGGACTTGTTCTGGGAACTGGGCGGCTACCGCGAAGACCTTGCGGAGAAACCCTACCCCCAAGGCGAAGATCGGGCATTTCGCAGCGCATGGCGGACGTACGAGCTAGCGCACGGCGGAGAGGGGTCAATGGTCTGCCCGTACCGCCCGAAGATGTTCATGTTCCCGAACGGGAAGTATGTCGGCGACGTAGACGCTGATCCCAAGGGGCTGTTTCACAAACTGACGCGCAAGACGAGTCGCAACTTCTGGCATCAGCAGCAAAGGAGAGAGCGTGTCGAAGGCTAAGCTGTTGTCGATCATCATTCCCGGCCGGAACGAACAATTCATGTTCCACACGGTCGATGACGTGCTTGCGCACACCGGCGAAGACACGGAGGTCATAGCGATCTGTGACGAGTATTGGCCGAATCCACCGCTGGTTCAGCACCCGCGATTGCAGGTCGTTCACTTCGGGCAGTCTGTAGGCCAGCGGGCCGCGACGAACTACGGGGCCGCGATCAGCCGGGCCAAATACATTTGCAAACTCGACGCCCACTGCTCGGTCGAGGACGGCTTCGACGTGAAGCTGCTCGCGGACATGCAGCCCGACATGACGATGATTCCGTCGATGCACCGGCTTCACGTTTTCGACTGGCACTGCAACGGCTGCGGCGAGCGAGAGTATCAGGGCACTCGTCCGAAGGAGTGCAAGGAGTGTAAGGGAACGGATTTCACGATGGTCATGGTCTGGCAGCCGCGTTTCGAGTACCCAGCCACGACGGCCTGGCGATTCGACAAGGCCCTTCACTTCCAATATTGGCGGGGCTACAGGCACACGGAGAAGTACAAGGCGGAAGAGTCCAGCGGCGTCGTCGAGACGATGAGCTGCATTGGGGCCTGCTTCCTGATGGAACGGGAGCGGTTCCTGAAGCTCGGCGGCATGGATGAGGGGCACGGCTCCTGGGGCCAATACGGAACGGAGCTATCGTGCAAGGCGTGGCTGTCCGGGGGCAGGATGGTGACGTCGCTCAAGACATGGTTCGCCCACCTCTTCCGCACCGGCAACTTCGGCAAGAACGGAGAGTCATCCTGGCCCTACCCGATCAGCCAGCGACAGATCGACGCAGCGCGGGCGTACTCGCGCGAACTATGGCTAAATGGCAAGTGGCCCCACGCGCAGCGTCATCTGTCCTGGTTGATCGAGCATTTCCGCCCCATCCCCGATTGGCATTAAATCATCCAATGCTATTCGCACAAATAGTCGAATCCGTGACGATCCCGGTCCTCTTGGAAGAGATCAAAAAAGCGTCGGCCAGTAGTGCCGGCCAGAGCAACGTCATCTACCTGTTCGTCGTCGTACTTACCCTGGCGAGCTTAGGTGCGTTTTTCGTACTGCGATACATGCTGACGCATGCGCGCGAGATTCACGTAGAAGCCAACAGGACATTGCTGGACATCAGCGCGAAGCACGAGGCGCGCTGCTCGTCGCTGACGGATACGTTTTCTGGCGAGTGTGCGGAACTGCGGAAAGTGATTCTGCGGATTATGAGCGATGCCCGCGACATGGTTCACGCGGCCCGTGACATCGCTGGCACAGCCACCACCCAAAAGGAATTGCTCGAGCGGCTGAGCAAGGCGGAATCAGAACTTAAATCAAGGCACGATCGAGAAAGCCCGGTCGATCCTTAATGACCACTAAGGACATCCTGTTTCCGATGCGCGGAGTCGTGCGACGCGGAGCGCTGCGGGCCGCTCCCGATACGCGCGGACCGTGGCCTGCCGTCTGGGCCGCGAACTGCCGAGTTGAGGACAACATCTCCCGGCGCCTGCGCGGCGGCAGTCGTCCCGGTCTGGCAAAGTTCGTCAACGACGACATGGGGACCACGATCTCCGACATGGCTTCGCTCAATGTGTCGAGCGCAGCCGGCGGGGCCAGTGAAGTCCTGCTTGTGCTGGTGGATTCGTCGATCAAGGTGGTCGAGAACGGCACGACGACGGCGCTGGTGGCCTACCTGACGAACGAAGCCGGCCAGGTCATTACCAACGAAGACGAAGTGCCGATCACGATCGGCGAAGGCTCCGTGCCGGCCTCCGGGTTCCTCGTCACTGGCCAGCAGAAAGTATTCGCGGTGACTACCAGTGGCGTCACGAAGATCGACCCGAAGACAGGTCAGATTGACACCCTCGCGGCAGTGGCCGGCACGATTCCAGCAAACTGCACGTTCGGGGCGGTCTATCGAGACCGGCTATGCCTCTCCGGGCAGGACAACGCGATCTACATGAGTCGGCAGGGTGTGTACGGTGACTTCGACTTCGGGGCTTCGTTCGAGGACACGGCGCGAGCAGTTCCGTTTCAGTTGGCCTTGAGCGCGGATGTTGGGGCTAGGCCGACCGCGATGATTCCGTGCATGGACGCCTACCTGATCTGCGCCACGGCTCGGAGCCTGTGGGTGGTTCAAGGCGACCCGACCGCCAACGGGGCTTTGCGAAGGATCTCCGAAACAATCGGGATCATCGGTTCCAAAGCCTGGGTCAAGGTGGATGGCACGATCGTCTTCCTGTCCGAAGACGGACTATATCAGGTTCAGGCCGACGGCTCCGGCCTCACGCCCCTGACGCCTGACACGATCCCGGACGAACTGCGGGACATCGACACGAGCACGACGACCGTTTCGCTGGGCTGGGAGCAGGATCGTCGGGCGTTCCATATCTACCTCCGAACATCCGGGGGAAGAGACACCCACTGGCTCTATGAAACCGTTCCGCAAGCGTTCTGGCCGATATGGCTTCAGGACAGCCATTCGCCTCGCGTGGTCTGCCAGCATGACGGGGAATTGCTTTTAGCCGGCGGGGATGGGTACGTGCGCAAGGTCACTGGAGACAATGACGATGGCGCGGCGATTACGTCGCATGTCGTCTTCGGCCCAATCCGCCTTGGAATCAAAGGTCACTATGGCCGCATGATAAATCTTCACGCCAGCCTGGCGGCCGGCAGCGGACGAGTGAACTGGCGCATTCTGACAGGGGACACGGCCGAAGAAGCGGCCGCTAACGCGAAGACGGCCATCGAGTCATTCCGCAGCGGCGCGAGCTATTCCAGTTTGGTAAAGCAGAGCGGGAACTGGAAGGCCGGGCGGTCGATCATGGTTTATCCGCGAGTGCGAGGGATTTGGTGTTGCCTGTGGCTGCAATCCACGGACAAGTGGGCCTTTGAAAGCATGATGTTCGACACGATGAGCGGCTGAAATGGCAGTATCAGGACAATGGCGTGGAAGTGACGACGGCCGGGTTCCCGGCGGCGTGGTCTCTCCGTCGAGCAGCCCATCAGGTTCCCCGTCCACTTCGCCTTCTGCTTCGGCATCCCACTCCCCATCAACATCGCGGTCCGCTTCGGTGTCGTCCACGCCGTCCACGTCGCCGTCCCGGTCTCCATCGTCGTCGAAGTCGGCGTCGCCATCGACTTCACGATCCAGTTCGCCTTCCGCTTCGCCGTCAGCCTCTAAATCGAGCAGTCCGTCTCAGTCTGCTTCCGCAACACCGTCCGCATCGCCATCCGCATCGCGATCCTCATCGCCCTCAGCGTCTCAGTCGTCGTCGCCCTCAACAAGTCGATCGACCAGCCCTTCGGCGTCGCCGTCCTCCACCGCTTCGAGCAGCCCGTCGCCATCGTCATCGCGTTCCAGCAGCCCCTCGAAAAGCCGATCCTCGTCGCCGTCTGCTACGGCTTCGAGCAGCCCATCCGCCTCCTCCTCGCCGTCAACATCGGTTTCCGGCAGCCCGTCCACGTCGCGGTCTGCTTCAGTGTCGAGCACGCCGTCGAGCAGCCCGTCGCCGTCCGCGTCGGTATCCGCGTCGCCGTCCTCGACGCCATCCTCCAGCCCGTCGCCATCGGCATCGGTTTCGAGCACGCCCTCCTCGAGCCCGTCTATATCGCCATCCACGTCTCCGTCCACCTCGGTATCAGCCAGCCCGTCATCCACGCCATCGACCTCCCGGTCGAGCTCACCATCTGCGAGTCCGTCGCCGTCAGCGTCGCCATCCTCGTCCAGGTCGAGCTCACCATCCGCGTCAGTGTCTTCTTCACCGTCGAGCAGCCCGTCCGCAACGTAAGGGAATAGCAGATGCCAAAGTTCAGTGAATTTGTTGGGGCGCTCTCGGTCGATACGATCGGCGGTTCCGAGAAGATCCCCGTCGTTGATACGACGCCTTACTACGTCACGCCCGCCTTGCTGTTGACGTACATCAATGCCGCGCAAGTCGCCGCGAGTGTCGAGACACCGGCATCTGGCGACATTCTGCATGGGGACCGTGCCGGAACGATCAAGACGTTCACGCTGGACGGCGTGGCGGATTACGCCCTGACAAGGGCATTCGACTCGACCGTGGTTACGTCGATCGCGACCGGCGACTTGGTAGTCATCGAGCGGTCTGGGGTGGCGAAGACGATCACGGCGGACAACCTGCAAGCATTCGTGCTGGATGGCGTTCAGGCTGACGTCCTCGACCTGTCCGGGCTTGACGCCGCAACTTTGGGGGCGAGCGATCTGTTGGTAGTGTGCCAAACGACGACGGCAAAAAAGACAACGCTCGCCGACCTGGAAGCGAAGTTCTGGGCGGACTTCGCTGTCTATGCCGCTGGCCTGACCGAGAACACTGCTGTCGTGGACGGCGACGTGTTCTACTCGATTCAGGGCGGGGTTCCGAAGTATGTGAACGCGGATACTCTGGCCGCTTATTTCTTGGCAGAAATTGGGGCGGCTGTTATCGACTCCGCATGGGACGGCGCCGCGGTTGATCCGGCTCTTGGGACCGATGTGTTGGTCTGCCAGCGGTCGGACGTACAGAAGACCGTCACGGTGGACACGGTTTCGGATTTCGCCCTAGCCGCGCTCGGGGCCAGTTCCGCAGTCAGCCCGGTAGCGGCCAGCGACAAGTTCGTGCTCTACCGCAGTTCGGTGGCGAAGACGGCGGACATTGCCGACGTTGTGGATTACGTACTCGCGCAAGCGTGGAGCCAGACCACGGTGGCGACGATTAACACGGGCGATGAATTGGTAATCGGCCGCAGTAACGTGAGCAAGACAGCCACGGTGGACGCCTTGCAGACGTTCGTGCTAAACGGCATCCAGGGCACCGTGTTGAACATCTCCGGCCTAGATACCGCGACGCTTGGCGCGACCGACAACTATCTGGTGGTCCAGTCAGGCGTCGGCAAAAAGACCACGCTGACGGCCTTGGAGACGAAACTAAACGCGGACTTCGCTACCTATGTTGCGGCCTTGTCCGATACCGGGACGCTCCTCGCCACCGACAAGTTCTACATCCTCGTCTCAGGCACTCCGAAATATTGCACGGGTCTGGAAATCGCGACCTATGTAGAAACAACCATGTGGGGGGCCAGTGCCGCCGCGTCAGTCGCCGGGACCGACACGTTCCTGATCGACCAAAGCGGAACCAAGAAGGAAGCCACGGTCAGTCAGTTGCAGACATTCCTGCTGGTAGGCTTGCAAGCAAGCGCTCTGGACATCTCCGGGCTCGACGCCGCCACGGTAGCAGGGACCGATCAATTGTTGGTGTGTCAATCCGGCGTGGCGAAGCAGGCGACCGTCGATGCGGTTGGCCTGGTGATTCTGGCGGACGCCGCGGCCTACATCGAGACGCTCTCCCAGGCGACCATCGCGGATACCGACAAGATGCTGGTCTCTCAGGGAGGAACGCCGAAGTACACGTCGATGAGCGCGCTGGCGGATTACATCGCCGGCGAGAACACTAACCCGGAATGGACGACTATTTCCGCGACCAAGTACACGGCCACGCCAGCGAGCACGTCCACCGTGACATTCTCCGACACCAGCGGCCTGGCCGTTGGAAGGCCGGTTCGATACACCTACGGCGGAACAACCTACTACGGCATCATCACGGCGCTGGCGGCCAATTCCTTGATGACGATTGCCGGCGCGCCGCTGGATGTTGGCCAGGCCCTGACCGCCCTGGAAATCGGCACGACTGGCCAAGTGGTTGTTATGGACCTGAAGGTGGCCGGAACCTACGCCGACAACGTGGAGGACATTCTGGCCGGGGAAGGAGGCCAGTATATCCGCTGGCGAAAGTCGGCCGCTTACCTCGTGGCGATTTCAGCCACGCACAAAACCGCGGACACCGGCGCGGCCCAGCCGAAACTGAACGCGAAGATCGCCGGCAATCTCGTGTCCACGCAAGACAGCAATGCGGGACTGCAACTCTCCACGGCCGGAGCCTGGGTCGATGGTTCGGCCGTGGCCATCTCCACCGCGAATTACGACGTGGCGTGGAACGACGCGATTGAGTTGCGCGTCACGCCAGGCACCAACGGCGACGCCTTGGACCTGAGCGCGTGCTTAATTTTCGTACTGGCATAAGGACGAAGCGATGGCGACACCGAATCTTCCGACAATGAATCCCGGTGGGCAGATGACCCACAACATCCCGCCGCAACGGTACCAGTCGCCGTTCGCGCCGGACTGGTTTACCCAGTCCTACGTCACGGGAATTGACCACGAAATGATGGGCTGGCTGACGGCGCAGGGCTGGGCAGTGGCGTCGGTTTCTCACGACAGCACCACGTCGCCGCCGACGCCATCATATGCGATGTACAAGGCGTCCATGAACAACTGGCTGATCCTACAGCAGTTGATGAATTCGCTGACCAGCGCGTTCAACGAAGGCCGGACGATGAACTATCTCCGGTACAGAGATATTGTCACCGTCTGGAACAACGCCTTCGCACAGTCGCAGCAGCACTACCGGCAGATGACCGCCAAGTCGGATGCCGACGTGGTGGTCTATATGACCCCGTTCACGAACGATCTGGATGCCATCTCCACGCAAATCGGGCTGGCCCGGAGCGAGGCACTGGCCGAGTCCGATAGGGTGGCAACGCAGCTTGCCGCCTACCTAGAGAAGCTCAACGACATCGAAGTCAACTACGAGGGCCACGCCGAAACGATCGCAACCCTGCTAACGCAGCAGAGCGATGCCCTGGAAGCCTACTTGGAAGATTACATCGCACAACTGGACTTGCTGGACGAGGAGTACCTGACGCACACGGAATCGCTCGCCGATCTGCTGAGCGAAATGACGGACGACTTGGAACCCCACATAACCGCTCAACTGGCACTGACCGATAAGCTGCTGGCAGACCACACGGCTCACGCTTCCGCAGTCAACGCACTGAAAACTAGCGCCCAGGCGGTCCTGACGGCCTACGGCGCTCAAGTCGATTCACTGCTGTCCTCGATATTGTCGGACTACAGCTCGCTCTCGAGCTCCATCGGATCGCTGATGACTCGCATTGAAAACGCTTTCAGCAGCCATCAAGTCAGCTACGAAGCAATCCTCTCCTCGCTGGCGTCCGACTTCACCACCCACGCCAGCACGGCACGCGCGTTTTTGACCAACCTCGGAGCGACGGAACTCGCCAGGATCAACGAAGCGTTCGACGCCCGGCTGGCGGATGTCGCGCAGAAGCTGATGGATCGCGGCCTTTACTCATCGGGGCTCCTGAACGACCAGCAGGATCGCGTCGAGCGCGAGCGAAATCAGGCCATCGTGGAACTGAACGACCGGCTGGCGCGTGAGAAACTGGCGAACCAACACCAGATTTTCGAGCAGCAAGACAAGATGCGGGCCCGTAGCCTCGACGGCCGGGATCGTCTGCACGGCATTCAGCAGGATATGCTTCGCTACCGCGCGCAGTCGGCCCATCAGCTTTTCGGACAACTACAAGGCGTCAGGGACAGGACGCTCTCGGCTCAGACGGCAATTTATGGACTGAAGGATCAGTTCACACGGTTCCAAGCGGAAATCGCCGACAATCTCGAAACCCGGCTTACGGCGGTCAGGACGCGCACGATGGAGGCCCGCGATCGTGTGCAGGTGTTGCGCGACGCCCTCGACCGGGTAAAGCTCCAGAACACATCCCAGATCTTCGCCGAGCTGTCCGCCATTCGCCGCCAGCGAATTGAAGGGACGGTCCAGTCCCATGCTGCCACCCTGGACGTGTCACGCAACGAAACCGCCCAGCGAGACAAGCTGCTCGCCCAACTCAACGATGCCGTGGCGGCGGTTCTGGACGGCAGGGCGAAATACTCGGCGATGAGCCTGCAAAAGGGGGGATACCTCTGCGATATGCGGGTCAAGCTCAATGTTCAGCTCATGGAAATCGCCGCCCGCCGACTGCAAGCAAAGCAGGGAACCTCTCAGGGGGAGCTGGAGCTGATGAAGTACCAGCTTGATAGCCGGAACAACTTCCTGGTGGGGATGTTCCGCGTGATTCAGGATCGCAGCGACGAATACCCCGATGTCAGCGAAATTTCCAAGCTGGCGTTCTCCTTGGGAGACGCCGGTTCGGGCTGGGTTGCGCCGTAATGTTCAGAAAGAAGCGACAACCTGCGCCGCACTTCAGGATGCCGGGGGCACCATACAACCCGGCTACTGGCGAACGTGCGCCTTTGGGGCGCTATGACACCACCGGGACCGTGCTGGCGACATTTCAGGTGATTGGCGACGACCCCGACGACCCAGATCAGGCAGACAACCACGCCAACTACATCGTCTGCCGCGGGTTCGAGCCTACCGTCGATCCACGCTTCCGGTATCTACATGATCCGGCAACGGCCGGGGGCTCGCAGCCGATCAATGTGGCCAAACCGTACTCGCTGCGCGGCACGTTTCCTTATAGGCGTGGTGAGGTCTTGGTAGCAGCGCGGATTCGCACGCGGCTTGGCGATAACCAAGGGGTGTCTAGCCAGTACATCGGGCAGCCTGGCGATTTGGAAGAGACGATAGGGTTACTGCGGGATGACAACGACGTAGCGATTTCCTGGCTGGATATAAGCTGCCTGCCGCGCCCCGGCATTACATTTCTCAACGATTCCGGGGAAACGGCACCGGCCTACGCGGTGATGAAGATCACGGATGACATTGCCAAAGCCGCTGGCCAGCCATTCAGCTTGGTGATTGACAAGGCTGACAATAATTGGAGCGGGCTGTATCTGATTAACGGTCCGCGCGCCATTGCGGACGACAGGCTCGGGACGGGCTATTTCTATACCAGCGACGAGCCGGAGCAATACGCGCTCTACAACACTGCCAACACGCCGCAGCCGGGCGAGCAATGGTCCCCGGTTCCCGATTCGTGGCTGCTCCATAAAAACGGTCCCGGCTTTTTCATTTTGGGCGGCGCTGACGGCACGAAGGTCAACATCATCCAAAGGATTCCCGGTCAGATTCTCGTGAAGAACAATAGTGGCTCAGCGGTTCCCGCAGGGGGAACCCGCACAGTCGATGTCTGGGGTGGCACGGCGGGCAGCGAATCCGACTCTGGGTTCAATATCAGCGTTTACAACCGCTCATCGGTATCGTGGCCGAACACTAAATACGGCTTTGTGGAGGTCGTCAACGGTCAGGCATATGTTTCTCCGCACCAGACATGACCGACCACCGCCTGCTAACGATTCGATTCTGGCTGCTATGCGCGGCAGTGCTGGCAGCATGCGCTATCTGGCAGGAGTCCGCGGTGTACTTCATTGCGTTCCACGCATGGACGCCGCTCGGGCTGTTCCGGCCCATATTTCCACCTGCGTGCGGTCGATGCACGTCTTCGCCAGCGGCCCAATACTCGATTCTCGTGCAGGGAATGGCCAACGCAGTGGGCGGACTGTGCGATTGCCCCGGAGACTTCAATGGGACGTACATACTGAGTGAGTCGCCATATCTAGCGGGGGCGACCGCCGGGTGCGTGTTTCGCGCGACATTCGACACCTGCAAGTGCATTGGGCCAGCGGAAGAGGCGACCGACCAGAGATTGGCTGTGAACGGCATCTATCTGGAATTCATTGTTCTGGGTGTAAGTACATATTCGCGAGTTGCGTTTACGCGGTTTTACACTCCAAATCCGGGAGGCGATTGCCATCACTTGCCGGAAGGTGGTGGCGGTACGTTCGACCATATTTTCATTTACGATAAAACATTTGCCGGCGGCGCAGACTGCGGCAGCCTGTCTTCGGAGTCGTATCCGATAAATGCTGTCTTTGCTGCCTCGAGCCATTGCAATGCACAGGTCGGAACCGGCGCCGCTGAGGTGACTGCAATATGATTCCGTGTCGCTTAGAGCCGTCAGAGGGTGGGTGGCAGTGTCCTCGGTGCAACAGAAAACCGATTCCGTCCCAGGATCATCCGTCGAAATGGAAGGGCGATCCGGTTATGTGTTCGGCGTATCCAGAATGGAGCGAACTCGGCCACTGGCTCACGCTCATTCTGGCCGCCTGCTTCATCCGCAAGCGAGACTACCTCTGGCTCAAGCGCAAGCTCGGTCTCGCGCCCAAGTGCGGCTGCGGCGAGCGAGAGGCCAGCTTGAACCGCGTCGGGGCTTGGGTGGGCAGATGGCTCTCGTGGGTCGGCCGATTCACAGCGAGGAATAACTGATGGCAATCGTCCTCAAATATGGCGCCCCTGGTCCTGTACTGCTCGCTGGCTTTGCGGCCGGCAGAGGCCATCGAGAAAACAAACTTCAGGACGACGCGCTAAAGCGGTGGCAGCAGGAGCAACTCCTGAAGCAGCAGCAGAACTTCCAGGCCGGGCAGAATGCCCTCTCGCGCCAGCAAACGGCAGACCTCGCGCAAATCGGCCGCGAGTTTCAAGCGGGGCAGCAGAAGGCGGAGTTGCAATTCCGCGGAGAGCAGGCGGATCTGGGTCGCAAGTTTCAAGCAGGGCAGCAGGAAGCCGTACTCGACGCTCGCGCCGACGAGTCCGACTTAGACCGCAAGCAGCGACTACTTGAGCAGCAGCGTCAGCAGGACTTTATCGCCGACCAGCACATTCAGACAGGCCTTCAGAGAGGCGAATTGGTGCTTCCCGAAGCGGCTCAAAAGAGGCTTCGGCAACTCGAAGCCGGCCGAGTCGATGCGATGAAACTGGCGCCAGCCGAGCAGGAGGAGTTTCGGCAGAGCTACGACGCGGAAAAGCGGCAGCTTCTGCGATTGGCCCAGCCGACCAACGAGATTCCCTACGACGAGCGAGTGAAGGGGAAGTTGGGCAACAACTACGAGCAGTTCAAGAACCTGCCTTGGCAATTCAACGATCAAGGTGAAATGTCGCTGCCCTCTGGGTTCAAGATGCCGGGTGACGGGCAGGCCAAGGCGGCGCAGGAGTTCCGGGAAGGCGTGGTGAAGCGGTATGAGAAGTTGCGAGGTCAGGCGAACGAAGACACGGGCGAGCTATTGTCCGACGAGGAGGCCCAGCAGCGGGCCATCGCGGAGCAAATGCAGGTCGAGCAATTCCGTCAGCGGCTTTCGGGAGGCGGGGCGCAACAGCCGGCCGTGCCGCGAATCGGCGGGCCAACTGCGCCGCGCATGCAGGCAGCTTACGATGACATGCAGGCTCGGCTGGCGCGCGGAGAGCGTTCGTGGACCACGGGCGGCGCAACACAAGGAGGCACCGCTGATTTCGACCAGCAGTGGGCCGGGCTCGAAGTAGGACAATCCATGCGTGGACCGGACGGCAAGGTTTACATCAAGCGGAAGCCATAGACATGCCCTGGGAACCACCGACAGATGCCGTGGCGTGGACTCCTCCGGGAGACGCCATCGCGGCGGACGAACTTGGTCACGATGAGATCATCGCGATAGCCAATCCGAAGAAGGTCAAGGCGTACACTGCCATCGCAGAACGGTTCTCGGGCACGCCGGCTACAACGATCGGGGAGCACTCAGCGGCGCACGCGATTCCGCGTTCCGACTGGGAATTGTTCAGGGCCATGCTCGCGAAGCAGTACGCGGCCGACCGGACCATGACAAAGGTTGGCTATGGGACGCGTCTGGCGACCTCCGCGGTCCAAGGGTTCACTGACGTAGGTGTGCCGTTGGCGAAGATGGTTGGTGCGCTTCCAAAATTAGATGCTGAGCAAGAGAGATTCAAACAGGAATTGATCGGCCTCCGGGAAAGCAGCGACCCGACGATCCTGCCTGAAACCAACTTCCTTGGTCGTGCGGTCCAGCAGACAGGTCGCATGAGCTTTCCGGCGGTACATGCCGTCACTGGCGGGAAGGCTGTTGGCGCTGTCGGCCGCGCATTGGGATTGGGCGCGAAGGCCACTGGAATCGCTACGGCGACTGGTGTGGCAGGCGCTTCTCTGCCGCAAATTGCCGATCAGACCTACTCCTCGCAAATTGCTGAAGGAGCAGACCCGAACACCGCTCGCACGATTACCGCTATCAGCGCACCAATCGAAGCGGCAATTGAATCCATTCTCCCCGACCCGTTTTCTGGATATGGGGCGGCGTTCCGTGGTTCCGTGCGGCAGGTGGCTGGCAAGCTACTGAAGCAGTACACCGCCAATTACACGAAGGAACTGGCAGAAGAGGGGCTTCAGAGGATCGTGAGCGAAACGGCCCTGGAAGTCGGCCGCCAAATGGACGACCGGATTCCCGACCAGGGATTCGGGCAGACCCTCGCCAGCGGCTTGTCGGAAATTCGGGACACCGCCCTGCCATTGGCCCTGATGGTCGCACCTGGAGCAGCGGTTGGCGGTGTGCAAGTCGCCCGGGAAAGCGCTGCCCGGCCCGCACGGCTGGCTCAACTCAAGGAGATTCGCGCCAAGGGCTATGTCTCCGCAGAGGACGGCCAAGCCGCAGGGATCCCCGGAGAGACCCGCAGGGAACGGCTGGCCAGCGCCGACGCGGAAATCCAACAACTCGAGCAGGAGATTCAAAATGCCAGCGCAGTATCAGGCCCTGAAACGGAAGTACGGCAACCCGAAGGCGGCGAAGGTATTCGTGGGGAAGGGCAAGTCGAAGTACCAGCGGAGCCAGCGGGCGAAGTCGCTGCAGCACCGGAAATACTGACCTCACAAGAACTGCTCAACTGGCTGGCCCAAGCTGAAGCGGCAGCGCCGGAAGCGGAACAGTCGGTCCAACCGCCAGTAGAGACAGACGAGGAAGTCCCAGCGACAGCCGCCGAGCCGATTCAGCAGCCAGCAGCCGAGACCGCTCCGCAGCGTGACATCGTTATCGAAATCCGTTCCGCCCTCGAAGAAGGCCCTGTCACCGTTGCCACGCCCAAAGTTCCGAGTGGATTCAAGATTGCCAAGGTCCGCGACGACGGGAAAGTGGTCACGAAGAGGGGTCGCGTTCTGACGCCGGATGCGACGTGGGCAATTCAGCCCCAGGAGCAAACCAGTGCCCAGCCTGAGCCAGTTCGTGAAGCAGTACCTCCCGAACTGACTCAGGCGGGGATTACAATAAAGAGCACTCCGAAAGGCTGGTCCGTGACCGGCATTCCGAAGGAGATCGCAGATGGACTCCAAATCGACTACCAAGGGAAGCGAGCAGGCAAAGGATACTTCTTCCGCCAAGACCCAACCCCAGGTCTCCTCGACGCTGCTCGAGAAATTGCGAAACAAGCTGAACTCGATGCCTCCGAACGAGCGCAGGGCCGCCGTCGAACGAGCATTGGCTATCTGGAAGAAGAAACGGCTGGAGCGTTCGAGCAAGAACGAGCCGAGCGGTTAAAGCTGGCGAAAGAGGAACTCCAGCGGCGCAACGATGCTGTCGATGAGCTTGTGTCTCAGTTTGTCGGGAAGGGCCAGCGCGGCAAGTTCAAGCTGAAGCTGCTTAACGCCGCGGAGCGTGGCGATGCCGACTCGCTGAAGCGCTTCGACGAGATGGTGGAATACGCCAAGGACCACCCAGAACTTGGCCTGCCCACCGACGAGCACAAGCTGTTCGCACTGCTCGCCAGCGAGTCGTTCACCAAAGACGATGCGGCGATGGAAGCCGAGATCGACGAGGAGCTGGCCGCCGAGATCGCGGCAGAACTCGGCGATGAGTCTTTCGACTTTGGCGCGAATGCTCCCGAGGTCAAACAAACAGCCATCCCCGGAACCGAAGAAGCCGTTGCCAGCCAGGAGCGACGCGAAGAGATCGGGCAGGCGAACAAGCAGTTCAAAACGCCGAAAGAGAAGCAGAAGGCGTTCATCAGCGGATTGGGCAAAGACCTGCCCGGCCAAGAGACGATGTTCGACGTGGACGGTTTGGATGGCGGCGATGCACAGCCGAAGCCAACCAAGCTCCAGCAAGCCGCCGACGCAGCCACCAAGGAAGCCTTCGACGAACTGGACGCCTTCGGCAAGACGCTCAAAGGCAAGGGCCTCGCCAGCAACCCGATGCTCGACCCGGAAGTTATCGCTGGGGCCGGGCGAGTCGTCGCGAAGTTCGCCAAGGCCGGCACGCTGAAGTTCGCCTCGCTCATCGAACGCCTGGCCAAGAGCATCGGGCAGGCCGCTGTCGATCGAATCAGGCCCGCCCTCGAAGCGGAATGGGACCGGCTGCAGAGATCCGGCGAAGTGGCGGGCATGGAGCCACGGACCCCAGAAGCGACGGCTGAGGCGCCGCCGCCGTCGAGCGATGACCTGACCAGCATTAAGAAGGCCATCGTCAACGAACTGCGGGAGATGGTCGGGCTGCCCGAGATGGAAGGCTCGACTCCGCAGACCGTCGAAGAGTGGGCGGAAGCCGCGCGCGTGACGCTGGCGGCAGACCCCAAGGCGGCGATTCGACTGGTGAACGAGCTAGCGACGAGCCCCAGGCCGATCAGCCAGCACGACGCGATGCTGCTGCAGTTCCGCTACCGGCAGTTGGCCAACGAACTGCAGCCGGTGGTGGACGAGTATTTCGAGGCCGTGAACTCGAAAGACCCGGTAGCGATCGCCACGGCGCGCACCGCCCTGATAAACGCCCGCAAGGCGATGACCGATTTCGAGGAGACCATTCACCCGTCGAAGGAGACCTGGGGGCGGACAGGCGTTGCGCTTCAGCAGATGCTCAGGAAGGACTTCTCGCTCGAAGCGATTCTGCGCAGGGGGCAGGAAGCGAATAACGGGGAAGAACTCAGTCCTGATCAGACGGCCGAACTGACGAAGCTATCCAAGCAACTCGAAGACCTGCAAAAGCAATTCGACGAGCAGCGGCGCAAGACCGAGGCACTCGAAGCCGAGCTCGCTTCCAAGCGGCACCACGAAGAAACCGTCAAACAGGTCAGGCAGACGAAGATTCTCCGCAAATCGGACAAGCGGAAGGCGGCCGAGAAAAAACTCGCGGACGCTTGGGAAAACTTCCGCAAGGCGGCTCTGACCCAGGCCGGCGCCGGCCCGCATCTTCTCGGCCCGGCGGTGGAAGTCGCCAAGGCTTACGTCGAACTGGGATATGTCCGCTTCGCGGAATTCATGGCGGCCGTGCGTCAGAACATCCCCGACGCCGACGAGAAGCTATTCCGGCAGGCATGGGACCAGACGTCCGAAGCTCCCGAAGTGGACCTGACCGACCGAGCTTCTCTCACCAAGGAAGCCCGCAGGATTCAGAGGACGCTCGTGGAATTGGGGATGACCGACAGGGAGCAGGTGATTGATACGGTTCATCAGGCCCTGAAGGAAGAACTCCCCGACCTTACCCGCCGACAGGCAATGGACGCCCTCTCCCGGTATGGGCAGTTTCAAACCCAGTCGCAGGACGAAATCGAAAAGCTGATTCGCGGGATGAACGCGGAGATCCTGAAGCTCTCGCAGATCGACCAGATCGAGAAGGCGATGCAGCGAGTGGACGAACTGCGGGCCCAGGGAAAAACCGACGAGGAGATCGGCAAAGCCCTGGCCGACGAGAAGCTGCTGGTGGAAGCGACCGGACTGGTCCGGGACAGGCCCAGTCATACCATCCGGCAACTGACTCAGAAGTACAACGAGCTGAAGAAGGCGATTCCCGCGACCCCCGCGGGCAAGGCGGGGCTCCTCCAGACGGCACTCGCTCAGATCGAGCGGTCGCTCACGAACCGGATTCAAGACCTCCGCTGGGAGATCGAGCACGGGGAACGTATCGTCCGGGAGAATCGCGAGCGGCCCACCAGCGAGCGAATTACGGCCCTGGAAGCGGAACGTGACGCCCTGCTGAATATTCACCGGGAGATGTTCCCGCCGAAGAAGAAGACGATGACAGAGGCTCAGCGAATCGCCAGCGCCATCCGGGCGGCGGACAGGGCGATCGAGCAGATGGAGAAGCAACTGGAAACCAGGGACTTCGACCAGGAGCGGCGAGCTACGCTATCGTCGCCAGAACTGAACGCCCGGCGCGCGAGGCTTCAACAGTTGCGGGCGGCGCGGGAAGCGGCCAAGGCGCTCGAATTAGACCGAATGGAAGGGGAAGGCGGAAGGCCGACGGGAAGGGTTCCGCTTTCAGACGCCGAGATCGCGCGGCGCGTGTACGAAGCATCCCTGCGCCGGAGGATTGCCGACTATCAGCAGACTCTCGCCGAGGGGGACTTTTCGCCCAAGCCGAAGAAGGGTCCGCGGGAACTGTCGGCTTCAGAACTCAAGCTCAAGCGGGAGATGGAGGACATTCGGCATCAGGTTCTTCAGAAGTACGCGGATTACCACCTGGCCCACCTGAAGGGAATCGCCTGGACTGCCGACAAGATCATGGAAGCGGCCCACCTGTCGCGTGCCCTGATGACGTCGTTCGACTTGTCGGCGGTCATGCGGCAAGGCGGCCTGGCGGCGATGGGGCATCCGGTTCTGGCGAAGCGGGCACTGGTCGAGACGGTCGTTTCCATCGCCAGCACCTACAATTCCGCCAACGCCAAAGCCCTTCAGGGCGGCGTCACGCTCGAGAACGTCAGTAAGTTCCTGAGCACGATCGACAGCCGGCAGGCCGAGTTCAGCTTTATGCACAAGCTGACCCAAGGGGCCGAGGGGGAATTCCGGCTGAAGGCTGGCCTGAACCTGCCCAGCACCGACCAGGCGATTACCAGGCAGGAGGAAGCGTTCCAGGGCCGTTGGGGGAAGCTGGTTCCGGGGGTCGCCGTCAGCTCTCGGCTCTACACGATGATCCTCAACAAGTTGCGGGCCGACCTGTTCGATTCGATGGTGCAGAATCTCGGCAGGGGCGGCAAAGTCACGATGGATGAGGCGAAGGTGATTGCCAGCTTCGTGAATGTCGCCACCGGCCGGGCTGACCTGAAAATGTTCAACCGTGCCGCGGCCACGCTGAACATGGTGTTCTTCGCCCCGCGGTACGTGGCTTCCCGGTTCCAGTACCTCGCTATGCCATTCTATCTGCCGTTCACGAAGGGGAGCTGGCGGGTGAAGCGGGCCATTTATCAGGAGTACGGCAGGACCGCCGCGGGAATCGGGACCGCGCTCGGGCTGTTCGCGCTGTTGGGGCAGCTCCTCTACGACGATGACGATGACGACCGCCCTCAGATCGAGACCGACGCCCGCTCCTCGGACTTCCTGAAGGTCAGAATCGGCGAGACCCGGCTCGACTTCATGGCCGGTCTCTCCCAGGTCATCGTACTGTCTTCGCGTCTAACGGTTGGGCAAAGCAAGAGCAGCGTCACGGGCAAGATCAGGAATTTCGGCGAGGGATACAAGCCAGAGACCCGCATGTCCGCTCTGGCAAGGTTTGGCCGGACGAAGTTCGCCCCCGTTCCCGGCGCCATCGCCACTGTCGCCGACGACTGGACGAACATTGTCGGCCAGAAGGAGACTACGTGGTCGCTGGCCGGTTCGATGGTCAGCCCGCTGTCAATGAAAGACGTCGTGACGACGATGCGAGCCCAGGGGCTCCCCAAGGGCACTGCCATGTCGCTCCTGTCGATCCTGGGGGTCGGCATGAGCACCTACGGCCCCAGGACGGAGTACATGACCGGCGACGAGGAAGAACGCCAGGCGCAAATCGCGAAAGACCTGAAGGCAATGGCATGGGACTCGCCCGAGCCAGCCTACAGCGAGTTCCTGACCGCTGGACAACTCGAGCAGTTCGAGCAGAGACGGCAGGAGAAACGCGGCCTGGTCGTTTACAACGCGACATACGGCGGCAAGGACGAGCAGGAGATGGTCACGCGGGACAAGAACCGCGAACACCTGAAGGAGATGGGCGTTTCCTTCGAGGAAGCACGCGAACTCCTGAAGGACTACTACCGCCGGCCGGACGAGAAGGGCCGGCGCGGCGGGATTACGGAGGGCTACTTCCCGAGGCTGCGGGCGCTGAAGCGGATTTACGAGTAGTGACAGTCCGGCCCTCAAACGTTCGATGGCATCCCAACACGCGGAATTACCATGTCCTCGCCAGCGCCGAAGCTGTTGGCGACAACCTTGATGTCCGGGGAACCATCGTCGGTGTAAGAGTCGAGGTCCGCGAAACCGAGACCGCCGTTAGAGAGAACGACGCCGGCAACCGTGCATCGTTCATGGCCGATGCGGTTGTAACCGCTGGCGATTGGATGCGGCACGCAGAGGTAAGCCATTTTGTGCGCGATGCTGCGCGACGGCAAATCGTTGTATTCAATGATCTTGTGCATGGCCGCATTCGCGCGGCTTCCGGCCAAGTATTGCCGGCCGTTGCGGATGGCGTTCATGTTCGCCGTGCGCCGCTCGCTGCTGCTCATGCCCGGCTTCTCTTGCGGCCAGAACTCCTCCGACGCTACGCCTTCCTTGACCATCTGTTGCAGCGCCTGCGACCCCCAGCCACCGATGTTCGAGAAGTTCTTGACGATGCAGGCCACGCTATAGGGCGACATGCGGACGAACGGCTCGCCCATCAACAGCCGCTCAACCATGTAGGCGTGAACGGTTCCATACGTCCAGCAGTAGTTCGTCGGGTCTTGATTTAGTCCGCGCCAGATGCCAGCGAGAAACGACTTCTTTAGAACGGTTGGGATGTCCAGCCCCTTACGCTCCAATTCCTCGAACCGCTCGCGCCATACCTTCTCGTCTGGGTACATCCGGAGAACGTCCTCGTCTGCGAGCACAGCGCCGACACCTGAACCGATCGGCTCAGCGTCAAAGTCGCGGGGAATGTAACCCGACAGAGATTGAATATGCCCGTCGTCCGTCGATGACATCGGCATCGCGAACTGCCGATAATTGCTGTCGTCCATGACAGGCAGGCGCAGCGCTAGTTCAGATACAAATGGCATGGGCTACCATCCAAATAGTTTGCGAAGGAAGCGGATGATTGGCCCCACGTAGGGCTCGTCTGGTTCATCGGGTGGCGGCGGTGGTGGATGCGGCTGCGGTCCTGGCCCTGGCTCTCCAACGGGCGCGCCGTCGAAGTATCGGACCAGAGTTCGATAACTCGGGTCGCTCGACTCCCAGAACGCCCGCGGGTGCGTCTCGTCGAGAATGTACGGGTTCATCGTCCCGCCGCGTGTGTGTGAAAGATTGCAGTTGTGGCCAAACTCATGCTTGAACAGCCCGCGGTTCTCCCCCCGGTAGCTGCTGCTCATCGAGCAGAACACCTTGTCCGAGCAACTTTGGCCGTTGAACTCAGCCAAACCGATCGTGCCGCCGAAGAACGAGCGGAAGTAAACATGCACGTTGGCCTTGGCTTGCAAGTCAACGATGTTCACCTTGAGTCCGATTAGCCGATAGGCTTCGAGAACATCCGCCTGAATCTGCGGCCACTCGTCCCGCACTGGGCAGCCAGCCATGCTCACGAACATTTTGATGCCACTCTTTTGGCACGACGCTGGCCAGCTTCCGCTGCCTTGAAGGCTCACGCCCGAGCCTGGGCCGAAGTCGGGAATCTCACATCGCGGCCTAGCAAACAGTTCGCGAGTCGCAGGGCCTACTTCACCATCCGCATTTAGATCGCGCCGATGATGTCGCCACACAATCGCGTTGAGCGGGTAGTGGCAGAAATCCTGATACTTCCGCAACGCCTCTTTAACAACTGCATCTTCAATCGTGAACAGGTGCAACTCCGTCCGTGCCACCTGATGCAGATAGCCGTACTTGTGCAAGGCTTCGATGATGGTTCGATCATCCACCATGCTTTTTGAAAAACTCCAAGGCTTCTGTTTCGGCACGCGGATATGGCCCGCTAGTTACGACGGAACCATCCGCCGCCCCAATTGCTACGTGGGGCACTTGGAATCCGTCGGGGGACAGGGGCAGGACCGAAGGTAGGGCGGCTCGCAGGTCTTGCCAGGGCTTGGGGAGCTGGGCTAACGATGAGTCCTCGTCGAATATCCGGCGCTCCGGTGTCTTGCCGTCCGGCCCCTTCAAGCACTTCACGTCGAGGTAAGCCGCCACCTCCTGAGACGCTATCGCGTTCTGGTAATCGCGCGGCAACGGCTTGTCCGTCTCCCAAATCGTTAGTACCCGCATCCCCGCCAGCGGCTGCGGAGGTGCGGGTGGCTGAGGGTTTACTGGCGGCCCCGGTGGCGGTGTGCCAATGACAACCGAGAAGTCAACGCGGGTGTGCTCGTCCTTGAGGCTGGCAACAGCCACGAATTGATACCGGCCGACAGCGAGCCCCCGCGTGTCGAGCAAAAACATTCGCGGGTCTTTGAGAACGGCTGGCGGCAATGGCTCGATGCCGGATAGCCCGATGTACGTGATAGCTGCCGCCTCAGTCTTGGGCGTAAGCGTCACATACTGCCCCGATGGCTTGACCTCACCGGGGATCTCAACGGCCGGCGGCGCCGCGAACGCAGGAACCGCCAATAGCAAGGCGATGACGAGCGAACGAATCATGCGCGGTCCCTTTCGTGAGATGGTTGCGGGGACCGTGAATCAGGTCGTCTTGAACCAAGTTTTCGTGATCAGTTCGAGCAGCCCCGACTGAACGAGGAACGCGAAAATCTCGCGCAGCCCGCCGACGCCCGCAGAGACGCCAACCTTCTCGACGACCTGTTGTTCGATGGTCTGAACATCATTGATCGCGGCGACCTCTTCCCAGTTGACTTCAACCGGGGCCGCCGACACGCCGAAATGCTCAATCACCATGTCGTACGCCTCACGGAATTCGAGCGCGCCGGCTTGCAGGTGATTGGTGAACTCGGGCGTTTTTGGGCCGAATTCGAGAACCTTCCGCAAGAACGCGGAATATTGAACGGCGATTTCCTGCATCGAATGCAGGGTGGTGTGATGACCTACGCCTTGAGAATTTGCCACGCGATAGCTCCCCTATGTTTTGCTGGGAGCCGGCGGCCCAAAAGATGGCGCGCGATTCACAGCATTAGTTGGCTGTAAAACGCGGCCCGAAGCCGCCCCAGGGAGGTAAGTGCCTGGGCACTGAACAACCGCAATGTATTAGCCGGCGGCGGGGTTCGTCAAGTCAAAAGCCCCGTACAGCCTTACGACTCCATCCACTTCGCGCATTTCAAGGCGCTTGATTCTGTAGCAATGAGGGCAGCGAACGCCCACATGCTTCTTGCGGCCAACCAAGTCGCTGGCTTTTGTTTTCGCCACCGCCTGCCTGACTGCCTTGTGTCCCCGGTCGCTTCCGTTTGCCATTATGAAATCCTCCCTGCCAAATCCCTCGTTCCCTCAGCCCAACTGGCTACTTGCCCCTCATCACACAGTCTGGATCGTCATCGATCCAGACATCCACTCGCAGTCCTCGTTGCTCAAGCGCCCACCGCTTTGCGGACAAGTTTGTGAACAGGACTAAGCACCCAGCGGGCCTGCCGATGTCCTCGCGGTTTTCGTCAGTGTCGCGACGGCAAGTGACAATCCAGACCTTGTGGCCGCGCTCCTTCGCGTCAGCAACAAAGCGGTCCCAGAGCGTGCTGTCAGCCGTGTACGTCCCGTCGTAGTCAAGTGCAATGTTCAACTCCCGCTCTCCCTCTGCATGGCGTTAAGCGCCTGATTCGTGCCGAGATACATTCGCCCCAACGAACTATCGCTCATGGCTTCTATCCCTTTCGCGCTTCTCCTGTCGTTGCTTCCTGGCGCGCTCGATCAGCGCCTCAGTCCACATCGCCCCAAGTGTCCTTAAAGCGTCCTCGGTGACGGCGCACAGAGGCACCGTTCCGGCTGGGGTCCTGAGGAAGTTCGGTGCCATTGGAACCTCGCAGGTCAGTTTCACTTCGATGGTCTTATGCACGGGCTTTGCTCCTGGGGTGAGAGGGCGGCTTGGGCCAGCTTCAGCAATCGGCGGTAATCGCGTTTCGTAAGCACGACCGCGCGAACAACCTTGCGTGTCGTGACCCCATCGCTTGGCCACCTGTCTTGCAGTTTTTGCTCGGCGCTCGGATTTCCCAGCGCTGGCTCGAACTCTCCTACATACGGCAAGTGGCCGCCAATCGTGACGCAAAAACCGGTCGCCGGGTCATGCTCGACCAGCTTGGACTTCTTGCGTTTACTCGTCCTCATCCGCTAGCTCCTTTTGTTTGGGTAACTATCCAGTTGACTCATCAACGTGACCTATGACTTTCGTTTACGCTTACTTGCTGATTTTTTGGGCGTCTTGCGTTTGGCCTTGGCCTTCGCAACCTCACGGTCCAGTTCGGTCTTCGGCACTTGGACCAGTTTCGATAACAGCGACTCCGCTGCGTCCGCTCCCTCAGGCTTCCGTACCATCACAAAGTCCCTTTTGGTTAGTAGTTGATGACGACGCCGATGCACGGCAGCGGCAGCACGTAAACTCGCCGCTTACCGGTGTCGATGAAAACGCCGACCCAAATGTCGTACCATGCGAACAACGGGCGGATGCGGATATTACCCATCGCCCAGAGCCTCGTGCATTGCCTCGCGCACAGTGCCAGCGTAGCCATTCCAGGCCGCGTCAAGCAGCGTCAGAATCGCGTCCTGGTTCACGTAGTCGAGCGACAGGCCGGACGCTTCCAGCCAATCCACGACTCGCCGCAGAGCGTCCCTGCCCTTTTCGGACTTTGCCAAATGCCGAGCGGCCTCACATAGCTGCTCTGGCGTTGCCACATTGTCTGCCGTACGAATGCCCATCATCGAATCCCCATAAAGCCGGCGTCACCTTGCGCGGTGAGCATCCGATAGGTGAGGCGCTTGCCGACAACTGCCCGCAAGACGCGCTGAAAACGCAACCCATCGCCTACATCCCGGTTATTGAACCGGAACGCTTGTTCGTCCAGATACCGCTCAAGGTGGAAGGCGGCGACGGCAACGTAGGTGCCTCGAATCGCCCGCTTGAGCAAGCTCCAGAAGTTCTCCAGCCCGTTCGTGTGGACGCGGGCCGAAACGTACTTGGTCAGGTGATCGACGCTGGCGTGCCAGTAGCGGAGCGCCAGAGCGCCGTAGGCCGTGGCGGCGTCCGTGTAAACGTGGCTGCCCATTTCGACGTTCCGCATCACGTTGACGCAAAGCGTTTCCTCAGTCGTATTAGGCACCACAAAGCCCCGGAACTGGCTTGGCCCGTCGCCTTGGCTTCTCTCCAGCAATCCCTGGACAATCGCCTTGCCGACGCTGCCACGGCCCCTGATGAGCTTTTCGCGACGGTGCTTGTGCATGTTGGCAGCCTTGCCGCCAAAGAACGATTCGTCGCTCTCGACTTCGCCGTTCAGTTTGCGGAAGGTCCGCGTTTTCATCGCGCAGCGGATGCGGTGGAGCATGAACCAAGCGGTTGGCTGGCGCACGCCCAAGGCCCGCGACAGTTCGAGGCTGCTGATGCCGTTCTTCATGTTCGCGATGCACCATACGGCCACGAACCACTTGTCGAGTCCAAGTGGGCTATCCTCGAAAATCGTCCCGACTTTGACGCTGAACTGTTTGCGGCATTCCTTCGCCTTGCATTGCAGCATCGACCGGGAGCGGATCACGCCCACCGCCTCGCTCTGGCACTTGGGGCACTTAATCTTGCCGTCCGGGAACTTGACCCGCAGCATCGTCTCGAAACAAACCTTCGGATCGCTGTAGTAGCGGACGGCATCGAGCAGGGTTTTCGGGGTGTCGGTCATGGCTTGGAGCTTTCGGAGTTTGGATTTCGGGTACTCAGGCGTCAGCTTGAGTCGAATCCGTTTCAGTTCAAGCTCTGCGGCCTCACGGCTGCGAAAATGCGACACATATCGGAGGCTTTCTCGCATACTGAACCACTCGCCACGCTTCGCGGACCAGTAGTACGTTCGGTACATCGAGTCAGTCTGCTCGATGACGAACATACCACCTTGCTCAGCAATTCGCGGCACGTAGAAGCCAGCGTTAATCGCTACATCTTCGGTCTGCATGGGCTACCTCAACTCATTCTGCATTGCCGGCATCTCATCGTGCCGGTCAATGCCTTCCAGGTTGGCGAGCAAGTCCCGAATTTCCGCCTCGACTTCGGCGAACACCGACATATCAACCGTGTTGGGTGTGCAGACGTATTCCCAAAGCACCTTGCCGGCCCGCTTGAGAGCCGCCAGCATTTCACCAGAGGCAGCAAAACGCTTGGCGTCCGCTTCATCGAAGGCATAGCCAACAGTGCTGAAGTCAGCAAACGGCGCATGCTTCGTCGTGATCTCAAAGAGCTTGCAGTCTTCCAGGTCCAGGTCTGCGACTGCCATTTGTCCGATTACCTCACAAGGCCCGAGTGTCGCTGTCATTGTCGTTCCCCTTGTTTTCGACCCCGCGAATTGCTGAGTCATGCGTATAACTTTAACAAGTCGGCGTGATGCGTCAAGCGTATTGCCTAAAAACCTGGACGGAATGCGGTACGCCGCACTACGGATGATGAGTGAAAGGGATAGTTACCATTTATTTCCCTCGCGCCCCTCCCTCTCCGCGTCAGGTGGTTAGGCCGCCTTCGCCAATGAATCGAACTTCGTCCACAACTCGCGCACGTTATGCACCCAGAGGACCATGCGGCGCATCAGCCCGACTTGTTCGCCCTTGGACAGCAGGCCGATGATTGGCACGCCGCGAGACCACGCCGCTCCGACTTCCGCCCAGGCATCACAGCCGGACGGGCCGACGTAAATCACGAGGTCAGATTCTGTCGCGCCCTTGGTGTCGTAATCGAACGATTTACGGCCTCGCTCGGACATGCACCATTCGTCAAGCGCCATCGGCTTGCCGTCCTCTGATGCCTTGTGGCCCATTAGCTCGCCGTGATTGTTCTCGACAAACGACAGCACCTCATGCCCGCGTGAACGCAAGCCCTCGGTGATGAGTTCCACGGCGTGCTGATTCTTCCATGACGATGCAATGTAAATCTTCATAAGTTCTCCTTGGGGTTGTCCTCCACCGGGGTCAGCCTGGCTCGCTCCCTGGCGCTGGTGTCTCAGCGCGCAATACTTCCAAGCCGCATTTATTTTAAGCCGCTGCAATCGGCCGCTCCTCTGCGGCCCCTTTGGTACCTCACGGCCCCTTGCCTCCCGGCGCCATCCGGCGCGTCCCTCGGCGATGTCGTCAGCTTCCTTGTGACTACCCTCGCTTAGGCGGGTGTAGGTCTTTGTCGCACAGCCTTTGTCGCCTCAGCGGTCGGTAGCTGTGCTGTTGAACCGTTTTGCCCAACAGGGGGCTATGTGAATCGCTTTCATGGCCCAAACAGCTTCTTCTGTCCGTCCAGAATCGCCTGGCAGGCTTCGTCTACCTTACGTTCCAGGCGTTTGGATTCTTCTAGGGCGGAATTGCTCCGTGTGCGGAAATAATTGGTCTGGGCGTGCCTCATTTCGGCGACGAGGTTAGCCAACTCGGCAACGGTCATAACTTCTGCCCTTTCGACTTGTTCAGGTACTCCGCCATCCGTTCCACCCTCGCCTGAAGCTCACCGATCTTCGCCCGGTCGGCTTCGCGGTCCTGTGCCAGCGACTGAACCAACTCGCGCAGTTCCGTGAGTTTCGTGCAAGCGTCTTCGTACTCCGCCAATGCTCGGTTGATGCCGTGGGTTGCTCCGCGGTAGCCCTTCAGGACCTCCTGGAACTGTTCCCGCCACCATGCCAGCGTCCAGGCGTCCGGCTTGGCGTCGAATCGCTCGCGAAGTTGTTCGGAAAGGTCGGTCATGCAACATTGGTCCGGCAGTTTTCCGCCGCCGGAAGTAATCTCAGGTTGTCGATCACGTCCCCGCGCCCGTTTTCGTGGTCAACGTGAAAGCCTTCGGGAACGAGCCGCTTGTGGTTGAACATCCAATTCAAGCGGTGAACGGCGATCTTCTTCTGGAGCCCGCCGCAGGAGATGTTCACGAAACGGTAGGTCGTATACGGATGAACTTGCCGCTCGATCTGCTTCAGTCTCGTAATTCCGTGATTGGGAGTAATCGACTCGACGATCACCAGTTCCTTCCTCTCAATCACGCGCAGGGAGCCGGAGACGATACGGTTCATGATGTCCTGGTCGGTCATCCCGGAACGCACTTCCTTGACCCACATGGGAATCGAGGCCGCGTAGCTTCGGAACGACCACCATTCATGCCGGCAGTCCTTGCAGTACAGAAGCGATCTGTCCTTCTCCCGTTTCAGGCAGCCCCAGCGCAGGCTCTTGGCTTTCCAGCCGCCTTTGCACCAGCAGTTTGTCGGCTTGCGAAGTTCCATCAGTACGGCGCTCCGACGCTCGCGGTTTCTGAAACCTCATACTCCCCGCCGTGACCTCGCTGCACCGTGAACGGATAAAGCTGAGCTACGCGACGATTCGCGTCGTCCGAGCCGTACCGCGGGCACCGATAGCGGTGGCCGCCGACGACCACGCTCGCTGGAACCTTGTCGCTCGTCCCCTGCTTCTCGCTCATGCGGCGGAAGATGGCGCAAGCCTGCTTCCACGTCCGGCCAGCCCGCCCGGCCGCGTACATCGCCGAAATCATCAGTTGCTCAGCCGAACGAACATTGGCCGGCTTCTCCTCTCGCGAGACCTCAACTAACTCGACCCCGTTGAATTCCAGCCCCTGCCCGCGCCGCTCCGCACGGCTCGGTTCATAGCCGCAGTTCCGGCACCGGCCCCCACGGTAAATCGCCTGACACTTGGGGCATTCGATCGTGGGCCTGGCTCCCTGCTCGCCCGGCTCCTTCGTGGTGATGTCCAGGGACCAGAGAGGATCGTCTTCAAAGAACCCGTGCCTGAGAATGTTCCCGCCGTGATCGAGAACGAGGCAGTCAGTTTTGTCCGGGTGGACGCGGCTTCCACGACCGACCATCTGCCGATACCTGACCACCGAACCGATCGCCACGCAGAGCTGCACACAGCCGATCCTCGGAATATCCGTTCCCCTCTCGACCACCTGGACGTTACAGAGGTAATCGATCTGGTGGTGATTCAGTTGGCTGAAGATCGTCTTCCGGGCTGCGTCTTCCGTTTCCCCGTCCACGTAGCCCACGCGCAGACCGGCGGCCTCGAGCTGAGCTCGGGCGTCCTGGGCGTGGCTTCGCCGTGGGAAGAATCCGACCGTCGGGCGCCCGTCGGCGAACCGCTTCCAGTCCCGCACAAGATCACCCGCCAGCCCGTCCATCGCGGCGGCTTCGGAATCCTTGGTGAATTCGCCCCCGCGCTTCACGAGCAGCCCGAGCCTCCCCTGGGTCGCTCGGAAGTACCGAAACGGCGACAAAAAATGATTGTCAATGAGCCACTGGGTTGACGGGCCCAGCACGATTTCCTTGTAAACGTCCGCCAGCCCCTGGGCCTGGGGAGTCGCCGTCAGGCCGATCACGTAAGCCGGGCGCTGGCCGAGCGATTCCCGGCGGTCATCGTGGTACTTCAGGAACTTCGCGAACTTCGGGTGATGGGAATGAGCTTCATCCCACACGATCAGGTCGAACGTGACGTCGGAGGGATAGGTTCCGTTCTCAATGAACCAACTGAGAAGCGTGTCGATGCTCGCCACTTGCACCCGCCGTCCGTAAGCGGTTTCCCGTCCCGACATGATGACGGCATGGGGTAGGGCCGGGTCTTCCGAGAATGAGTCGCTGGCGTTGTCAACAAGCCCCCTACGGTGAACGCAGAACAGGCTCCGCCCGGTCTGGTTCGGCAGCGGCTCCCGATTCGCCGACGCCCCCAGAATCCACTTCGCCGTGCGGGTCTTCCCCATGCCCGTTTGGGCGCAGAGGATCACCCGCCCGTGCTTGGCCAGGGCGGCGCGCGTCCTGTCGCGCAGGTCTTCCTGGTGCGGATATAAGGACGGGAGCGCGATCATTTCTTCTCAGCCTTTTTCGCGGCGCGTTCAGCCCTCGCTTCTTCGCGAGCGAGCTTGCGAAGTTCGTCCGCCTTGGCGTCGTCAAATGCCTGCTGATTGAGCCGCTCGGTCTGCAATGCCTGCATGTCCAGCGGAGTGCCTTTAATCAGCAATCGCGCGTACATCGTCGCGAATTTTCCGCACGTCTCTTCGGTCCACTTCCACGGCCCCTCGTTGTTCAGAAGCAATCGAGACAAGCCAATCGCAGCGTTTTCGATTTGCGTTCGACTCGACACCGCCGGCAGCGGGTCCACGAACCGCACCCTGGAAGGCTCGGCAGTCTCCACGACGCACAGGCCGTTCTCGCGCAGTAGCGCCAAATCCTCTGGAGAGAATGTGCCGGGCGGCACGATCATCATCGGTTTCATTTCCACGCCCTCGCTGTCTTGAGTAAGAACTTGCACGAAGCAATCGCTTCCACGTGCTCAGGCTTCGCCAGCAGCGCATTGAGGTCATCGAACGCGCGCATTAGGGCTTCCGCCGTCTTGACCGTCTTCTGCCGCTGCGTGCTGATCCGTTCTTCATCGGTGTTGCCTACTGGCTCACCATGCGGATGGTGGCACTTGGCGCAGCTCACCCCGAATTCGTCGGAGGTCCATTTCGTCGAAGCACAGTTCGGGCACTTCCCGTAATCTTGAGAGACCCCCGGCCCGGCCTTGCCGTTCCTCGGCGGCCGGGGGTCGTGTTCCTGGGGCTTCGTGCCCGGTGAATCCGTTCGCTCGTCCTCTCCTGAAGAATCAGCGGCCTCGCCGGTCGGGGCGGACGAGGCGGGGGTCTGGCTTGGCGGCGCGTTTTGGTTCGCGACGCTTCCCGGCTTCCCCTTGGCGCTGGTTGAGCCTTGCCGGGAACCGCCAAAAGGCGCAATTTGCGCTTTTTTGGACCGTCGCTCGGCCGCGATAAATTGCACTAAACGCTTACTTACTCCGGCCTTACGCCCAATCTCCTCCTGGGTCATCTGCGGCTCATTGTCCAAGAGCCACTCAACGCATGCGCGTTTGTCGGCTCGGCTCATCCGCAGTCCGTGCCGGTCGTTCGCGGTCATCCCGAAGATGCGGGCGTCCCTGGCGGTCCCCTTGTGGATCTCGCAGGGAATTGAGGATCGATTCGCCCGCTTGGCCCCCAGAGTCCGGTGGAAGCCGTCGCCGACGTAGTAATCGCTCCCATCGTGGAACACGTCCAGCGGCGCGAACGGCCACTTCCCGTTGCTCTGGGCGATGAGTTCGGCGTAGTCCTCCACCACGTCCTCGTTGATGGAGACGCGGTTCTGAGTGCCGGCGTCGATGCGGAGCAGGTCGATGGAGAGGGACTTAGGCACGTTTTCCCTCTCGCTGAATCGCGTCAAACACTTCCTGGCGATGCACGGAAACATCGTCAGGGGCCTCAGTGCCCAGCCGCACCTTGTCTCCGCGGACTTCGACCACGACGATCGTGATGTCCTTGCCGATGACGATGCTTTCGTTCTTCTTCCTCGATAAAACCAACATGCTCAGACTCCTTTCGGGGTTGTGTAACTCTCTCCATTGATGAGCAGAACCTCGGGGGCCGAGACACCGCCCGAACCGTCTCTCATGCCTTGATTCACCAGCGCCTTCGTGGCTTTCAAGTGAACGACGGCCCATCCGGGATAGAGGTCGGCGAGTGCCGGATGGTCGTAGTAGCTGACCACGATCCGCGTCGTCTTGAATCTTGAAAGCGACTCAGCAAGCCGCTTGTGGTCGCCTTCCCTGAAGTCATGCACGTACTTCGCACCCTTCACGATGTACGGCGGATCACAATAGATCGCGCAGGCTTTGCCATCCTCCAGGCGTTCAAGTAGCTCAAATCCATCACGGTTTAGGATCGTGACGTGCCTCAGTCGCCAATGCCAAGCCGGGATCGAATCGACTGCCGACACCCATCGCTTCGCCGCGTGCCCGCCGTTCTTCGTATAGCGAACACAAAAGCCTTGGTTGTAAGACGACGTGCCGGCAACGCCATTCCTGCCAAACCACGAACAGATCATGTAGTCGGCTGCGCGATCTAAATTTGGCTCAGCATCAGCCGGGACATTCCCTTGCGCCCGCCATCGCAACGCGGCCTCATGAAACAACTCTTCGTGCATTAGCATCCGCGAGAGTCGCCCGTAAAGCTCGACGGAAGTTGATTCGCCTTGCAGCACTCGGGCGAGGTTGATTAAATCTCCGTGGAGGTCATTGACGGTCTCGCATGTGGCTGGCGTTTTGGCGAGGAGGACGGCACACGATCCGCAAAAAGGCTCGTCGTACTTTCGATGCGGACCCAACTCTCGCACGATGATAGGCGCAAGATTCCGCTTGCTGCCAAACCACGGCGATATCGCGGAGATTTTCATTTCTGGATCGGTATCAAACAACGTCATTGACTTCCTCCAAATGCCGGCCGAATTTCACGCCCACGATTCGGTCGAAGTCCACGGGATCAACGTACTGGCGAAGCGATTGAATCACGCCGCAGTAATACGCGGCGTTCTTCGTGCCCTCGAACTTCGGCCGGCAATGCTCGAAGTACCACTCTGCCAGGGTCGGGTGATGCCACTCCAGCCACTTGATCCAGCCGGCGGAATTCTGATGCGGTGACAGGTCGCGGTCGAACTGATGGCAACTGGCGCAGAGGGCAATGCCGTTTCGCAGGTCGTACCGCGTGGCCTCGTGCTGCCTGGGAACCAGGTGATGGGCTTCGCAGTCTCGCGCCCCGCAGACGGCGCACTTGTTCGCCCAGTCGCCGCGGACGGCCAGCGACCAGAGGGTATCGGCCATATCCCGGAGCCGGCCCTTGGCTGGCAGGCCGCCGGCTGACTTCTTCCTTTGCTTAACCGCCATACTTCAGCCTCCTGGCAGCCTGAATCCGCTTCTGCACACGCGAGATCGTTTCGGAGCGGGGGGTGGTGTAGGCCCCCATTTCCCTCGCGTCGTCCGGTTCAAGCGGAGCGAGCGCGTCAAGCTGCTCTGCGGTGAATGACTCGCACACGTTCGATTCGAATTGCCCTGCGCGGCCGCGATCGGGAACGACGCGATAGGGGGTGATGAGCATGTCGTCCTCGTCGAAATCAAGCACGACTACTTTCCTGGGCCAGCCAAATCGGTTCGCTTCGCCAGCGGCTTGGCCATCGCGTCCGCCAGCGCCGCGAGGTCTTCGGCCAGCTTCCCAGAGCTTTTGGTCAGGAGATCGTCCTTGTCGCGCGCGAATTCGACGTACTTCAAGCACTCAATCACGTCGTCGAATCGCCGCTTCTCGGCCGCGGTGATGATGAATTGCTTGAGATTGTTTTTCTTGCGGATGGTAGGCATTGCAGTCCTTTCCTCGTTGTGGTGCGAGAAGCGACTTGAGCAGCAGCAGGCCGCGCCCGGTGCTGCATCTGCAGCTCGTTTAGCCCGCGCGAGCTTATCCAGGTCATCCACGACTGACTCATTTCTGAGTAGGGCCTGCTGCTACTCAAGTCGCTTGTTTCGGTTAAGTGATCCTCGTTGTGTTGGGTAGAGGCAAATCCTCTCGCAGCGTCACGAGCTTCCGCGTCACTTCGAGCTTGCACTCGAAGTCGATCAGCGCCTTGCGCTTGGCCGGCTTGATGCGTTCGTCATCGGCCTTGGCCGCGGCGATGGCCGCTTCGACCGTACCGAACAGCTTCACCAGATCGGCGGAGCCCTTCTCGCCGATGCCGGCCGCGCCTTTAATCCCATCCGTGGCGTCGCCCATGATCGTCTGGTATTCGGCCCACTGGCCCGGAGGAATCCCCGTCGCTTCCGTGTGATCCTTGGCGCTGAGCCATTTGTAAGTCGGGAGATGGTCGCCGGTCGTTTCATCCTCAGTCCATTCGACGTCGAGCAGCATGTTGCACTTACAGCTCAGGCATTGGCGGCAGTCCTTGTCCTGGGTAAGCAGCGTCACTCGCCCCGGAAACTGTTTCGCGAATGACGCCATCACGTCGTCCGCTTCCATGCCCTCGAGCGAGACGCAGGCGAAGCCGCGACCCTGAAGCAGCTCATGCACGAGGTTCAACTGCTGCGCGAGTTCCGCATCCTTCGGCGGGCGGTCCTTATAGCGGTCCTCCCAGTCCTTCGTGAATTCCTTGCGGTGGTTGGTCTTCGAGTCGAAGCAGCAGGCGCAGTCGGTGAGCCCCTTTTCTTTCAGTCGTTCGACCGTCCGCTGAATCCAGGTCGCTACCCCAACCGCCGCTTCGACGCCGGCGCCGGAAAACCAGAAGCGATGCAAAAAATAATGCACGTCCACACAGAGCAGCCATCGCTGGCGCTGCTCGTCTCGCTCCTGCTTGTCGGCTGCTCGCGATTCGTCGGTGGTCAGCCCCTTCTCGACAATCCGTGCCAGGCGCGTCAGCCGGTCCATGTGCCCGGCGTTCTGGGTGTACTGGCTGTAGGTCGCGTCGATCTCCCGATCAGCTTCGTTTGGATAGGCTCGGCAGACGCCCGCCGCCCGCGCGATCATTCCAGGCGAAACCCACTCCGGGAAAACCTGCTGCCAGGTGTCGGGCCAGCGCGCTTCCGCATAGCGGGCGAGGTCGCCAATCCAGAACATGACATCGCGCTGGAATTCGGACAGGTCGCGGCCGAACGATGCGGCTTGCTCCATGTCCAGGCCGGGGCAGTCAAGAAATCGCTTTCTCATTCGCGTCATTACGCAGTCCTCCACGCTTCCAGCCAGTCGCGTGCCAGGGGTCGCGCCAAGTGCGGGGCGCGTTCTGCGTACTCCGATTCCCTCCAGCCGTTCCGAATCTCGGCGCACGCCTGGGCGATTTCATCCGGTGTCGGCGGCTCGGGGTCTCCAGGGAGTTCGTTCAGGATGGCCTTGTCGCCGAAGTAGGCGATGGCCATTTCGTTGTAAACCTGGGCGGCTTCAATTTCTGTTGAGAATGGGCCGCGGAACTTGTGCCCAGAAATGTAAGCCAGCCACTTTCCACGCTTCGCCACGTAGGTTACTCCTCGATACCTCCCCCTAATGCCAGTCCTTGCAGCGCATGAGCGGTGGTACAGAACGCCATTAGTTCGCTGGACATCCCGATTGCATTCAAACCCACGATGGCAGATGGCGCACGACTCGGTTTGCCAGTCTTCCAGGCCGGAGCATTTGAGAAATCGCTTTCGCATCCGTGTCATGGCTTCTTCTCTGGCTAGGGCTTGCCGGTCTTCCCGTTAGCGATACCGCGAATCCTGACCGCACACTCCGACAATGCCAGCGCAACAGCGTCGTGCTTCGGCCCTTCCGGCGATTTCATCGCGTCGATGGCGTCAGCAATCGCCAGAATCTTCTCGCGGTGCGGTCGTTCTTGTTCCGCCTTGATCCGCGCCGCTTCTGCCGCTTCGGACTCCGCCTTGGCCTGCGCCGCCTTACGCTCCTCGGCTGCCTTTCTCTCGGCGGCTTCCCGCGCGATACGCTCCTCGGTTTCCCTTTTGGCGCGCTCGGCCGCTTCCTGTCGGGCCTTCTCTATCGCAACCTGCCGCTCGTGCTCGGCCTTTTCGGCAGCAATCCGCTCTTGCTCAGCTCGCAGCTTTGCCGCCTCGGCCTCTTGTTGTTTCTGGATTTCCGCCAACCGCGCTCGCTCGGCCGCCATCGCCTCCTGCTCTTTGCGGCGTTGTTCGGCGGCCTGCTCCTCCGCCTTGCGGCGGGCCTCGGCCTGCTCGGCCTCCAGTTTCCTGAGTCGCTCCTGCTCGGCCGCTTGTCTTTGGGCCTCCTCCGCTGCTATTCGATCCCGCTCGGCCTTGGCGTCTGCCGCCTCCGACAGCACCATTGAGAAATGCTCGTCGGACATTTCCGGGACTGCCGTAAGGTCGCCGGTGTAGCCAACCGCTTGCAGCGCGTCGTATCGCTGCTTTACGACGGCCTTGCGTTTGGCCTCGGCCTCGTCCCTGATCCGCTGCTTCTCGGCTTCAATAGCGTCCTCCTGCTCTTGCAGGTAGGTTTCGACTGGCTCGATCTCAGCGGTGACGCGCTTGGCCTCGGCGTTGACCTTCTTCTGCCAAGCCAGCGCCTCCTCGTTGAGTTTCTTTCGCGTTTTCTCGACGGCGATACGCGCGTCGCGGGCCTCGATTCGTGCGGCATGGACGGCGGCCAGCCCTTTCTTGTCATTCACACCGCCGATCTTCAGTTCCATGTATTTCTTCAGCGCGGCCACGATG